TGCGGCTGCCAGATCGTGTACGGGTTTGGAAGTCGACGGAGAGAACAGCGCGGGCCTAGAAGGCCCCGTAATGCCCCCTGAGAGCCCCGTAGACGGACGAACGGTGCGGATCGATAGATGGCACCGGAGACAAGCGAAGACGGCCGCAGAGCCGTCGCCGGCTGACGCCCGCGTAGGAAGATATTCGTGTGAAGTGCGTCACATTCTACGGGTGAAACGCAAAAGTGGAAGGTTCCTTACCTATGGAGGGGTAAGGGAGCGAGCTCCAGCGAGCGACCGCACCCCGACATAGGTTCTTGTCGGGGTAGTCGAACGGAGAGAGACTACCCCTTTTAGCGACCTCCGGTCGCCCAGGTAGGTACCGAACGATGAGAGAGGTACCTAGACCGTACAGGCCGGGGTTTATCCCCCGGCCGATACAGCATGGTCATTTTGGGTAGGCACGTTACGTAAGCATCGCTCACCAACAGAACCGGTGGTTACGTAACCGGGTACGTTACGTACGACTAGATACGTAACAGAACCACTAACCCGTGGCCGCCCGAAAGGCGGCCCGCAGCGGGTTACGTTTGTCAGGTATGTCACTAGGGAGGGAAACATGACCGCATCGGTCAGCATCCGAGTAGGAGAGATCTTCGAGGACGAAGATGGTCTGTGGAAGGCTCGCCTCATCGTCGGGGACCGTCCAGGGGGGACCATCACTTTACCAGAGCACCTGGTCCGGTCGGCGATGGAGAACGCTGCTGAGTGAGCTGGGAGTCATCTGACCGGCGCGATCGTCTGCCGGCCGACTGGCCTCGCATCCGCCGCGAGGCTCTGCGGGCGGCTGGCCACCGCTGCCAGATCCGCTACGCGGACATCTGCACAGGGATGGCTACCGAGGTTGACCACGTCCGCTACCGCGACGAGGAGTCACCTACCCAGGCGTCGTGCAAGCCGTGCCATGCGCGGAAGTCCGCCATGGAAGGTGTCGCTCAGCGTGCGAAGCTGCGCGCGATGAAGAAGCGGCCACCGCCCCGCCACCCGGGGCGTAGAAGCAACTAGGAGGGACCAGGCGTCCCCGTAGCCCAGGAGGCGTCATGGGAACCCGAGGACCGATCCCGAACCGCTCAGACGAGCGGGTTCGCCGTAACAAAGAAGAGTACGGAGAGGTCACTACTCTCCCCGTCTCCGGACCCGTGAAGTCCCCTCCGCTCGGTCTCACCGATCCTCACCCGATCGTCCGAGACCTCTACAACTCTCTAGCCGAGTCGGCGCAAGCCGCGCTCTATCAGCCAAGTGACTGGTCCTACGCGAAGTTCACCCTCCACTTCGCCGACCAGCTCCTCAAGAAATCAGATCCCTCGGCAATGATGCTGGCCACTGTGAACCAGATGCTGTCGTCGCTCCTCGTATCTGAGGGCGACCGGCGCCGAGTCCGGATCGAGGTGGAGCGGACGAAGTCAGACGGCCCGGATGCGTCGGTGACGACGATGGGCGAGCTGTTCGAGCGCGCTCTCCGTAAGCCGAAGTCGAGCTAGAGCCGGCACCCCCGGCGGGGTTGAGCGCTCCCCTTCCGGTGCTCCCCCGCTGGGGCTGCCACCCTCTTGATTCGTAACGACGAATCGCGTAGCATTTAACCTCTCGGCCGCCGCGGCACAGAGCGCCAACTCTGGGCGGCCGGGATCTGATCGGTGCCAGGGAAGCCAACGGCGGCTGGTTCTTAGATCATCCAGTAGTGAATGACAGGGTATGGGCTCCACCCTAACGGGCCTACAGACTTGACACGTAACCGCGTGTCACGAAACTGCCGTCGAAAGGAAAAAGCATGGCAGTGACTGTTTACGACCGCAACGGTCAAGAATGGGTGTTCCATCAGGGACATAAGGTCGAGACTGATCCCGACACTCAGTCTCCGCTGCTGATTCTCAGTAATCAGGGCGAGGTTGTAGGCGGATTCAACGCCCAGTCGTGGACCCACTTTCGTGCCCCCATGCAGATCCCGGTTCGGATCGGAGACATCACACTCCGGAAAGACGGCAGCATGAAGGTCGCGGTGATCGTGGGGGATTCCTACGAGCCCACCGGACACATCACCTTCTCGGCAGAAGAAGTTGCGGAGAAGGGCCTGGTCGTATGACCGGCCTCCCAACCCCCTAGACCCGGGCGCAACGTCCCGACTGAGGCGGTCCGCCGTGACGACGGCGGTATTGGTGCTCAGGAACCGTTGCAAACCCCGCCTATGCCCAAACCGCGGCTGCGCGCCGGTCGCAGGCCTCTAGGCGGGCCAACTTGCCAGGCAGGCGAGACCAGCCAGTAACCAAGAGCGGTCGCCCCTGGCCGGTATGAGCTCCACCGGTAAACGGGCTCACCTTTACACGTAACCTACGAGAGGCCGGTATGACCGTCACGATCACCGCCGACGTCCGCGACGTCACCGGTCAGCCCGACAACCAGCAGTGGGTGTTCTCGACCGTGCTCCGCCAGCAGGATGGCTCGATCCTCACCCAGAAGCAGGTCCGGGTAAACCCGGTGGACGGCGCGCTGAGCGTAGAGCTGGAACCCGGCTTCGCGATCGTCGTCTACGGCGAGTACCGCTGGTTCATCGAGGTGCCCGAGACCGACGCCGGTCTGTGGGGTCTGATCGCCACCTCGGTAGCGGTCCCTCCGGACACCTCCGCTGAACTGCTCGCTGACGCTGTCAACGGCTACCTCGACGCGAACCCGCCGTCAGCGGACTGGGACGCGTTGTCGAACGTCCCGTCCGAGTTCCCGCCGTCTGCGCACGACCACGTCGCCGCGGATGTCACCGACCTCGACTCGGCTATCGCAGCGTACCTGGTCTCGAACCCGCCCGAGGCAGGCTCGGTGGCCTGGGACGACATCGACGACAAGCCGTCGACGTTCACCCCGAGCTCGCACACCCACTCGATCGCTAACGTCACCGGTCTCCAGGACGCTCTCGACGAGAAGCTCGACGAGGCCGAGGTAGATGCCCGGGTGTCTCTCGGCACCGCCGCGCTGGTCGACTCGGCCCCGGCGACGCTGGACACGCTCAACGAGCTGGCCGCGGCGCTGGGCGATGACCCGAACTTCGCGACCACGGTCGCCTCGCAGATCGGCGCGAAAGCCGACAAGACCACCACGATCACCGCGGGTACCGGCTTGACCGGCGGCGGGGATCTGTCCGCGAGCCGGACGCTGAACGTCGCCTATGGCACCACCGCGGGCACCGCGGCGCAAGGCAACGACTCCCGGTTGTCGAACACCCGCACCCCGACCGACGGATCGGTGACCAACGCCAAAGTCGCTTCCGGCGCGGGTATCGCGCTGTCGAAGCTGGCTACCGGCTACGTCGCCGGCTCGGACAACTCCGGTGCCCGGACGCTGACGATCTGGGTCGGGACCGAGGCGCAGTACACCGCGATCGGCACAAAAGACTCGAACACTATCTATCTCAGGACTGCATAGGAGGTCGCCGTGGCAGGTATGTCACTTGCCACGACGGCTTTCGCGAAAGCCGCGATCGGCTCGACCGAGATCCAGAAGATCAGCATCGGGACCACCGAGATCTGGTCCGCGGCTCCTCCGCCGACCGTTGACTTCGACGCGGTGTCGTCGTTCTCGAACGCGCTAGGCGACTTGTCGTACTCGTTCTCTGCTACGGCAGGGGCTCGGGTATTTGTCGCGGTCCACCTCCTCGGCAACAACACCGTCGCCAGCGTCACCTACGGCGGCAACGCGATGACTCTGGTGACAGGTGCCGAGCAGACCATGAACAACTCGGCGTCGAACGGTTACCTCCGGGTCTACACCCTCGCGAGCGCCCCGGGCGGGTCGCAGACCGTGGAGGTCGACAGAAACGGCGCCAACTGGGCGGCCTCGTTCGCGATCTCGTATCTGAACGTCGCAAGCGTAGGCACCGTATCGACCGCTGCGGGCACCGGTACAAGTCCTTCGCACTCGATCTCCGCACCCCCGGCCAACGGCCGCGTGTTCCAGGCGTTCGACTGGTCTTCGGGCAACGTGTCCCTGACCCCGTCGGGCGGCACCGGGCGACTGAACGACCGCGGCACCGCGGGCGGCATGGCTGCTCGGGACTCCTCCGCCGCGTACTCGTTCACCGGCACGATCTCGTCGACCGGCTCCCCTTGGGCGAGCATCGCGGTTCCGATGACCCCGGTCACCTGACGAAAGGGCCGGTATGACGACTGTTACCGCTACCGTCCACGACATCTCCGGACGCCCGGACGATTCGCACTGGACTTTCTCCAGCGACCTGCGCGAGCAGGACGGCGTGATCATCACGCCCCGCGTCGTGCGCGTGAAGCCGTTCAACGGAGAGCTCGCGCTGACTTTACCGCCCGGACCTGTCCGGGTGACGCACCACCAGGACCGCTGGTTGATCGACGTCCCAGAAGAGGACTCCGACCTGTGGGACCTGATCGAAGCCGCTACCGACTAAGGACTTCATGAACCGCCTTATCACCATGTTCGCCGCTGCTCTTGTGAAGGCGGTCTTCGACTACCTCCGGGCTCACCCCGAGTTCTTGAACCAGGTCATCGACCGGGCTACCGAGAAGCTGCCCGACCTCGCTGACCTCGATGACAAGATCCTGGCGAAGATCCCGGACCTGTCCCGGCTGGACGACAAGATCATCGGGCTGTTCCCCGACTTGTCCCGGCTCCCCGAGCAGCTGATCAACGCCATCAACCCGTTCAAGCGCTGATGCAGTGGCGTCCAGTAGTCGGGCACGAGGGTAAGTACCTGGTTAGCGACGAGGGCCAGATCCTGTCGCTGATCACCGGTAAGACCCTTCGACCCGGGACGATGGTATCCGGTCACCGGTACGTGACGATCGCGCGACCCTCTCGGACTGCGCTGGTCCACACGCTGGTCATGGAGGCGTTCGTAGGACCCCGGCCCGAGGGATATGAGATCCGGCACCTGAACGGTGACCCGGACGACAACCGTCTGGAGAACCTTCAGTACGGAACCAGGTCGGAGAACGCCGAGGACTCCAAGGTCCACGGCACGCACTTCCATGCAGGACTGACTCACTGCAAGCGCGGGCACGAGCTCTCTGGAGACAACCTTCAGAACCACTCCGGTACGAATCGCCGTACCTGCCTTGCCTGTCGACGAAAGCGCCAGGCGCTCTACGACTCGGGACAGCGGGTGACCAAGGAAGGTTTCTGCATCAACGGGCATCCCAAGACGCCCGAAAACCGGTACACCAACGGCGTCGGCCGGAGCCGCTGCAAGCCGTGCGTCCAGGAACGCAGAAAGACGCGCAAGGAGGCGGCGTAGTGCCAAGCGAGAACGGATGGGAGCCCGCTAGGGCCTCGGCCAGCCAGTGTGAGTGGGTCCGGATTCCCGGTACCAACGTGACCCTTCAGCTCCTGAAGGGTCAACCGCTGGCGATCCTGCGCGCGTTCGCCGCCGACTTCCACGCCTACGTAGAGCCTCTCAGGGACGCGGACAGCGCGGCGTACACACCCACGAACTCTGTAGCCACATCGAACCATCTCAACGGTACGGCTATGGACCTGAACTGGAACTCTCACCCGTTCAAGGTCCTGAATGCCGGGTTCACCCCGGAGCAGATCGCGATCATCCGGGAACTCCTTGCCTTCTACGAAGGCACGGTGTTCTGGGGTAATGACTGGAACAGTCCAAAAGATGCGATGCACTGGAACCTTGGCTACAACACCTACGGCAACCCGAAGACAGCCGACTTCATCGCGCGCAAGATCCGCGCTGACGGCTACTCGACTTTCCGGAGGGGTAGCGCCCCGGCGTCCGCAGCCCCCATCCTGGCGGCGGCCACCGGCCTGAGCGAAGCTCGCGCGGCGGAGATCCTGCCCGCGGTTCGCTCGGGCCTCCGGGAATCCGAATGCACGAACGTCAACCGCATCGCGATGTGGCTGGCTCAGATCGGACACGAGTCCGGGTCGTTCCAGTACACCGAGGAGATCGCCAAAAACGGGCGGTACGCGCCGTACATCGGCCGGACGTGGATTCAGATCACCTGGGACTACAACTACCGGTCGTTCTCGCAGTGGGCGTACGCGTTCGGGATGGTTCCGACTCCGGACTACTTCGTCGTCAACTACCGAGAGCTCGCTGATCTGAAGTGGGCGGGCATCGGCCCTGCCTGGTACTGGACGGTCGCCCGCCCGGACATCAACGAGCTGTCCGATCGCCGCGACCTGAACACGGTCACCCGCCGGATCAACGGCGGCACCAACGGCCTCGCGGATCGACAAGCCCGCTACAACCGCGCGCTCGCCCAGGGCGATGCGCTGCTGCAACTACTTCACGAAGAGGACGACTTCTTGTCTGCTCTAACCGACGCTGAACAGCGTGAGTTGCTGGACCTGGCTCGCCAGCAGGCCAAGTACAAGCGCAAGTCCCGCTCGCCGCTGCACTGGCCCCACGAGGGCGAGGTCGATACGATCGCCGGCTTGTCCTGGTCGACGGACGCGAACGTCCATATACAGCTGGTCGAGAAGCTCGCTGTGATCTACGGCGACCCGGTCTCGATCGCGCTGCTGTACGCGGTGTCGAACTCCGACGATCCGACGAACAACCCCGAGCTGGCGAAGCGCATCTTGAAGCGCGTCAAGCCCGAGGACATCACCGCTGCTCAGGTCCAGATCCAGAAGTGGCTGGCTGCCGAGCAGAAGTTCCATGCCGCTTAAGCTAGGCGACCGGAACCCTACGGTGCGCCGCTGGCGCGAGGTGATGGCGGCCCGGTTCGCCGGGTATGCCCGCATCCACGGCCCGCTGCCCACGGACACCGACGAGTTCGGCCCGCGGGCTGAGGCGTGGCAGACCGAGTACGAGTCCCGGACGTTCCAGCCGCTCGACGGGATCGTCTCCGACGACGATCTGCGCGCGCTGGGGATTCCGGCTCCCGAGGACACCCGCCCGGTACTACTCACCGTCTCCGGGACGGGAGTCCCCTGGTGGATAGGCCCGGACGCTGACGTTGCGAGACGTCTCGGGGATGTGTACCTGTGGCGTCCGGTAGGCCCGCCGTACACCGCGCAGGCGTTCCCGATGGGGCCGTCCGTGGCGAACGGGGTCACCGAGGCCACTCGCATCCTGGAGGAAGAGCGCCAGCGCATCGAGCGCTACGGGCTGTCGATGATCGGCTACTCGCAAGGCGCGATCGTCACCTCCGAGCTGTGGGAATACCACATCAAGCCGGTGACCGGCCGATTGCACTGGGTCAAAGACCACGTGCGCGGAGCCGTGACGTTCGGCAACCCTATGCGCGAGACCGGCAAGGTGTGGCCTGACCCGGGCGGTCAGATGCCCTCGGCGAAGTCGCACGGTATCGCTGACCAGCTGATGGTCGACACTCCGGACTGGTGGAGGAACTACGCCCACAAAGGCGACCTGTACACCGACTGCGAGGGCGACTCGGGCGAGATGAAGACCGCGATCTACAAGGTCGTGATGATGTCCCGGGTGTTCTCTGGTCCGGATTCGATCCTGCGCCAGCTCCTGGAGATCGGGGTTAACCCGACGTTCGAGTTGATCGCGCTGATCCGCGCGGTGCTGGACGCCGGTCTGTTCTTCATCCGCGGCACGACTCCGCACACGAACTACAACATCGACCCTGCGACGGACTTTCTGCGCTCTGTGACTTGATACGTAACGAGGAGGTGGAGTGGCGGTTCACTACCCGGAGTCGCTACTCCCCGCCCCGTCGCATATCCAGGGGCCGACCTGGCGGCAGTACGAAGACGGCTCATGGTTCCTGCCCGAGAAGACTCTCGGCTGGCAGATCATCAGCTGGCTGTTCGAGTACGTCAACGCACCGGACGGTTCCGGGCCTTTCATCCCCACGATGGAGCAGGCCAGGTTCATCGCCTGGTGGTACGCGGTCGACGAGAACGGTAAGTACGTCTACCGCGAGGGCACCTTCCGCCGCATGAAGGGCCACGGTAAGGACCCGCTGGTAGCAGCGATGTCGCTCGCGGAGCTCTGCGGACCAGTCGCCTTCTCGCACTTCGACGACAACGGTAACCCGGTCGGCAAGACCCGGCACGCGGCGTGGATCACGATCGCCGCGGTCTCCCAGGACCAGACGAAGAACACGTTCTCGCTGTTCCCGATCATGGTCTCGAAGAAGCTGAGGGCCGAGTACGGCTTGTCCGTCAACCGCTTCATCATCTATTCCGAGATCGGCGGGCGGCTCGAAGCCGCGACCGCGTCCCCCGCGTCGATGGAGGGTAACCGCCCGACGTTCGTCATCCAGAACGAGACGCAGTGGTGGGGCGTAGGCCCCGGCGGCGAGGTCAACGGCGGCCACCAGATGGCCGAGGTCATCGAAGGCAACATGACCAAGGTCCCCGGTGCCCGCACCTTGTCGATCTGCAACGCTCACCGGCCCGGCGACGACACCGTCGCGGAGAGGTCCTACCAGAACTGGCTGGACATCCTCGCCGGCGAGGTCATCGACACAGGCATCCTCTACGACGCGCTCGAAGCTCCCGCCGACACCCCGGTGTCCGAGATCCCGCCGCCGTCCGAAGACGAACCCGGCTACACCGCCGGAGTAGCGAAGCTGCTGGAGGGCCTGGAGATCGCCCGCGGCGACTCGATCTGGCTCCCGCTCGACGACATTCTGATGTCGGTCCTGACGGCGAAAAACGACATCATCGAGTCCCGACGCAAGTTCCTCAACCAGGTCAACGCGTCCGAGGACAGCTGGCTAGCACCCGCTGACTGGGACAAGTGCCACAGCACATCGCTGCGACCGCTGACCAAGGGCGACAAGATCACCCTCGGATTCGACGGCTCGAAGTCCAACGACTGGACAGCCCTGGTGGCCTGCCGAGTCGAAGACGGCGCGGTGTTCCTGATCGATTACTGGAACCCGGAGAACTACCCGAGCGGCGAGGTCCCCAAAGAGGACGTCGACGCGGTGGTCCGGTCGATGAAGGACAAATACGAGGTCGTGGCGTTCCGTGCGGACGTCAAGGAATTCGAGGCGTACGTCGACCAGTGGGGGCAGTTGTTCCGCCGGACGATCAAGGTCAACGCCTCCCCCGGCAACCCCGTCGCGTTCGACATGCGCGGCCAGACCAAACGGTTCGCGCTCGACTGCGAGCGATTCGCCGACGCGGTCCTGGAACAAGAGCTCGTCCACGACAACAACCCGGTGATGAAAGCGCACATCACGAACGCGCACCGTCACCCCACTATCTACGACGCCATCAGCATCCGGAAGCCCAGCAAAGAGAGTAAGCGCAAGATCGACGCCGCTGTCTGCAGCGTGTTGGCCTTCGGCGCGCGACAGGACTACCTCATGAGCAAAAAGAACAGATCTGGGAAGGTCATGGTGATCCAGTAATGGCCGAGACCGAATCTATCGATCCGGAGAAACTCCGGGACCAGCTTCTGGACGCGTTCGAGAACAAGCAGAACGAACTCAAGTCCTCCAAGGCGTACTACGACGCGGAGCGCCGACCGGACGCTATCGGCCTGGCTGTCCCGCTGGACATGCGCAAGTACCTGGCCCACGTCGGGTACCCAAGGACCTACGTCGACGCGATCGCTGAGCGCCAGGAGCTCGAAGGGTTCCGCATCCCCAGCGCCAACGGCGAAGAGCCCGAGTCCGGAGGCGAGAACGACCCGGCAAGCGAGCTGTGGGACTGGTGGCAGGCGAACAACCTGGACATCGAGGCCACGCTCGGTCACACCGACGCGCTGATCTACGGCACCGCTTACATCACGATCTCGATGCCCGACCCCGAGGTTGACTTCGACGTCGACCCCGAGGTCCCGCTGATCCGCGTGGAGCCTCCGACGGCGCTGTACGCCGAGGTGGACCCCCGGACTCGGAAGGTGCTGTACGCGATCCGCGCGATCTACGGAGCCGACGGTAACGAGATCGTCTCCGCCACGCTCTACCTACCCGACACCACGATGACGTGGCTCCGGGCCGAGGGCGAATGGGAAGCGCCGACCTCGACGCCTCACGGGCTGGAGATGGTTCCGGTCATCCCGATCTCGAACCGGACCCGGCTGTCGGACCTGTACGGGACTTCGGAGATCTCCCCGGAGCTGCGGTCGGTCACCGACGCTGCGGCCCAGATCCTGATGAACATGCAGGGCACCGCCAACCTTATGGCGATCCCGCAGCGGCTGATCTTCGGTGCCAAGCCGGAAGAGCTCGGCATCAACGCCGAGACCGGGCAGCGGATGTTCGACGCGTACATGGCTCGCATCCTGGCGTTCGAAGGCGGAGAGGGCGCTCACGCCGAGCAATTCTCGGCCGCGGAGCTCAGGAACTTCGTCGACGCGCTCGACGCGCTGGACCGCAAGGCCGCGTCCTACTCCGGTCTACCGCCGCAGTACTTGTCCAGCTCATCGGACAACCCCGCGTCTGCCGAGGCCATCAAGGCCGCGGAGTCTCGTCTGGTCAAGAAGGTCGAGCGGAAGAACAAGATCTTCGGCGGAGCCTGGGAGCAGGCGATGCGACTGGCTTACAAGATGGCCAAAGGCGGCGACATCCCCACGGAGTACTACCGGATGGAGACCGTTTGGCGAGACCCGTCCACTCCGACGTACGCCGCCAAGGCTGACGCCGCGGCCAAACTGTTCGCCAACGGTGCCGGCCTGATCCCGCGCGAGCGGGGATGGGTCGACATGGGTTACACCATCGTCGAGCGCGAGCAGATGCGCCAGTGGTTGGAGCAGGACCAGAAGCAGGGCCTCGGGCTGATCGGGTCTCTCTACGGGGCCTCGACTCCCGAAGGCAAGCCTGGTGAGGCACCTGTTGGAGAACCTCCTGCACCGGAGCCTGACGCCGCGTGACCCCGGAGGAGTACGCCGCGCTTCAGACGGTGATCTCCGCCGCTACCGCCCGACACGTGCTGCAGTTCGGCACGCTGTTCCGTAATCCGTTGCTGAGCCTGGCCGAGTGGCTGGGGCTGCTGGAGCTTCTGTTCCCGCAGGTCGTTCAGCAGCGTACCGAGGCTGCCGCGCTCGCTCGCCGGTTCTACGACGACTACCGCGCGCAGCACCACCCGGAACTGCCTCGCAACGACCGGCCCCTGGAGGCGTACGACTTCCAGACGTTCGTCCACGACATGGACCCTGCACGGGTCGAGATGTCGAAGGAGGACGCGACGGAGTACGCGCTCGGGCAGCTGACGCTGCGGGCGGTGCGGTCGGTGGAGAACGCCGGTCGACAGCAGATCATCCACGCCGTTGAGGAAGACCCCGCGCCTCCGCGGGTTCTCCGAGGCTGGGCTCGCGTAGCTACCGGCCGTGAGACGTGTGCCTGGTGCCTGATGCTCATCAGCAGAGGCCCTACGTACGTGCGGGCCGAGACAGCCGGTATCGACCTCGATACCGAGCACGCCCTGGAGTTGTTCAAGAACAACGACCTAGAGACCTACTTCGCCGAGATCGGCGGGGCTATGGAGCAGTGGCATGCCGGATGTGACTGCAAGGTCATCCCGGTGTTCCGCAGCGAGGGGTGGTTCGGCGAGAAAGCCGCCGACCGTGCCCTCGACCTGTGGGGAGACGCCACTAAAGAAGCCATCGAACTTGAAGACGAAGGACTCGTCCACAAGTACGGGAAGAAGAAGGGCCAGCCCTTTACACGTAACGAGCTGGCTATCAACGCACTGCGCCGTCGCCTGGAGCGCGGCGAGATCGATCCACGGGAGTTCGCCGGCCTAGCCGCGTAACTCTGCCCGCCAACCCCTGAGCCCCCCGGTGGGGCCGTCAAACATGCCCAGGAGGCAGCAATGTCCGAAACCGAAACCACCAGCACCGAAACCACCTCGGCCCCTGCCCCGGAGGCTACCACGGCCGAGACGTTCAGCCGCGACTACGTCCAGAAGCTTCGTGACGAAGCTGCTGCGGCCCGCGTCGCCAAGAACGAGGCGGTCGCGGCGGCGGAGGCTCGCGTCCGCGGAGAGTACGACTCGAAGCTGGCGGAGAGGGACACCCAATACACCGAGTTGGAAAGCCAGTTGGGTGCCGCAGGGCTGGAGCTCGCGAAGCTCCGCACCGCGCTTGAACTGAACGTCCCGTCCGACAAGGTCCTCACGTTCGCCTCGATTTTGAAGGGCGAGACCGAGGACGAGATCAAGTCGTCCGCGCAGGCCGCGTACGAGCTCGCCGGCGGATTCAAAACCACCCAGCGCCCCGTGGACTTCACCCAAGGACACGGCGGCAACGGCGACCTTCCCTTGAACGGCGACCCGATCATGGCCGCCCTCAAGGAAAAGCTCGGCATCTGATCCATCCCCACCGTATCTAGAAAGGACCCGTAATGGGTTTCAGCGCCGATCATTCCAAGATCGCACAGACCAAAGACACGATGTTCACCGGGTACCTCGACCCCGTGCAGGCGAAGGACTACTTCGCCGAGGCCGAGAAGACCTCGATCGTTCAGCGCGTCGCCCAGAAGATCCCGATGGGTGCCACCGGCATCGTCATCCCCCACTGGACCGGAGACGTCTCCGCTCAGTGGATCGGTGAAGGCGACATGAAGCCCATCACCAAGGGCAACATGACCAAGCGCGACGTGCACCCCGCCAAGATCGCGACGATCTTCGTCGCCTCCGCGGAAACCGTCCGTGCGAACCCGGCCAACTACCTGGGCACCATGCGGACCAAGGTCGCTACCGCGATCGCTATGGCGTTCGACAACGCCGCGCTGCACGGCACCAACGCCCCGTCCGCCTTCCAGGGTTACCTCGACCAGTCGAACAAGACGCAGTCGATCAGCCCGAACGCCTACCAGGGCCTCGGCGTCAGCGGCTTGACCAAGCTGGTCACCGACGGCAAGAAGTGGACCCACACCCTGCTCGACGACACCGTTGAGCCGGTTCTGAACGGATCGGTGGACGCCAACGGTCGCCCGCTGTTCGTGGAGTCGACCTACGAGTCCCTCACCACCCCGTTCCGCGAGGGCCGTATCCTCGGCCGCCCGACCATCCTCAGCGATCACGTCGCCGAGGGCGATGTCGTGGGCTACGCCGGTGACTTCTCCCAGATCATCTGGGGCCAGGTCGGCGGCCTGTCCTTCGACGTCACCGACCAGGCGACGCTGAACCTGGGCACGCAAGAGTCCCCGAACTTCGTCTCGCTGTGGCAGCACAACCTCGTCGCCGTCCGTGTCGAGGCCGAGTACGGCCTGCTCATCAACGACGTGAACGCGTTCGTGAAGCTGACGTTCGACCCGGTTCTGACCACCTACGCGCTGGATCTGGACGGTGCTTCGGCCGGCACGTTCACCCTGTCGCTCGACGGCAAGGAGTCGGCCACCATCGCGTACAACGCGAGCACCGCGACCGTGAAGTCCGCCATCGTCGCCATCGATGACGGTGTGTCGGCTGATGACGTCACCGTGACCGGCTCGGCTGGGGACTACACCATCACCGTGCCCGGCACGCTGACCGCTGACTTCAGCGGCCTGACCGACGGCGAAGGTGCCTCGATCTCGGTCGTTTCTGTCGGCTGACAACTTGACACGTAACGCGGTTGAGGGGGCCTCTTCGGAGGCCCCCTCCTCCGGTAGGAGGAACTATGGCGACTCTCGCCACACATGAGGATGTGACCGCGTTCTGGGCAAGGACACCGACCGCCGAAGAGATCGTTCTGATCAACCGGAGGCTGGCGCAGGCTGAGCGGATGCTGCTCCGGGCTATCCCGGAGCTGCTGATAAAGGCCGCGTCGGACCCGGTTTTTCGGGCCGAGGTGATCGACATCGAGGCCGAGGCCGTGCTTCGGCTGGTCCGGAATCACGAGGGCTACCTCTCGGAGACCGACGGCAACTACACGTACATGCTCCAGGCCCAGGACCCCAACCGAAAGTTGGAGATCCTGCCCGAGGAGTGGGAGGTGCTCGGCATCGTCCGCTCCGGCCTGGGGATCTTGGTCCCCACGGTGGTGTTGCCATCGTGACGTACTACCCGAGGCCTGAAGAGGTCAGCACACTACGGTGCACCGACGACGAGCACGAGTGCGTTCACGACTGGCGCATCCTCTGGGGCAACGTCGAACGGACGGTGGTCGGGGAGGGCGGATGAGCCTTCTAGACCGCGGCGGCACGTACGGCAGCCCGGAGGACGGGTTCGACCCGGTAACGGTGTACCCCGAGGTGACTCGGAAGGACCGGCTAGGTAACACCCTGGTCGGCCCTTCCCTCACCGGGATCCAGACGGTCGCACGATTCCAGGTCCAAGGCCAGTCGGGCACCTCTGCCCGCCGAGCAGAGGTGGACGACATCGGCGACATGACCGAGCAGGTCTACACGATGCGCCTCCCCCGGTCGTTTACGACCGAGTTGAAGTCCGGGTCCGAGGTTGTGTGGCGCGGTGAGCGCTGGGGAGTGTTCGGCGAACCTCGCCGGTACAAAGGCTCCCGCCGAATCGCCCACCTCGAATACACAGTTCGGAGGTTCTGATGCCTTTGTACTACGGACGTTCCGGTCTGAACAAAGTCGTGTCGCACCTGCCTGGAGTGGTCCACGAGATGCGCTCCGAGGCTGACGAGGTCGCTGACCGGGCGAAGGCCAACCTGGCTGCCGCTCGTGCGAGCACTCAGTGGGAGAAGATCCACGGCCCGGACCATCTGACGAAGATCACTCGGACCAACGGTTCGGTGGATGCCTACGTCAACATGGAGGCCCCTAGCCCCGAGTCGATCGAGTACGGCCACTACCCGTCCGGTGTCTTCGACCCGGAGAAGTACGGCCGCGTCACGAAGGCTCCGCAGGGGCTGTACATCCTCACCGGTGCCGCCGGGTTCGGCGGCCAGACCGCTATCTCTACCGGCGCTAAGCGCGGGAAGAGGGGGTAGCGCATGGCTGGCAAGCTTCCGATCGTCGGTGAGGTCGTGCTCCCGATTCTCCGCGGCCACGAGGACCTGTCCAATCCGATCAGCACTGTCCCGTCTCTGACGGGTGTGCATGTCGGGACGTGGGTCGAGGACATCGACTCCCGCACGTTCCCGCTGATCACCGTCCGTCGCGTAGGCGGTACCCGCAGCCCGGAGCATCCGACGCTGTTCACGCAGCCGGTGGTCGAGATGACCGCTTACTCAGCGGCTGACCTGCCCACTACCGAGCAGATGTACGAGGACGCCCTAGAGGTCTTGTACCGCGCTGCACGTCTCCAAACCAAAACGCCAGCCGGCTATCTGCATTCGGTGACCGAGACCTTGGGCGCGTCCCACGGCCCGTCACCGTTTGACCGGACCTGGCGCGTCTTCGGCCTGATCCGACTCGGCATCCGGCCCCCTAAGAACTAAGGAACCAAATGGCACTGAAAGATGATGCCGTCCTCATTGCCGCGCGGGGGTACGTGTACACCGCTGCGGTCGGCACGGCGGCACCTACCCCTTCTCAGCTCAAGCTGATCGACCTGGAGCACCCCGAGGCGTGGGACCGCACCGGCTGGGATCTCGTCGGACACACCTCCGAGGATGATCTGCCCGAGTTCGGCTTCGACGGCGGCGACTCCGAGGTCCGCGGCTCGTGGCAGAAGAAGAAGCTGCGCGAGGTCGAGACGGAAGAGATCGCGGACTACGTGGTCATCAACCTGACCCAGTTCGACGAGTCGGCTCTGGAGCTGTACTTCGGCCCGAACCAGTCGGCTACCCCCGGCATCTTCGGCGTGAAATCCGGCTCGGTCGTGAACGAGCGTGCGCTGCTGATCGTGATCGTCGACAACGACGTTCGACTCGGCTTCCACGCCCGTAAGGCTTCGCTGAAGCGCGAGGACGCGATCTCGCTGGCGACCGACGAGTTCGGCGCTCTGCCGGTGCGCGCGACCTTCCTCGACTACCAGTCGTACAACCTGTACGAGTGGATCGAAGAGGACTGGTTCAACGCTGCTGACGCGCCGGTCGTGTACCTGCTCGATCTGGGCGGCGCTACCGGTGGTGACTACACCCTGTTGGTCGGCGGCAAGTCCACCGGCGACATCGCCTACAACGCCAACGCTTCCGCGATCAAGACCGCGATCGGTGCCGTCGATGACGGTGTCGCCGAGTCTGCGTGGACGGTCACGGCCGACGGCTCGGACTTCGAGATCACGGGTCCGCTGGCTGTTGCGCTGGGCGTTGACAGCACCACGGGCGGCTCCGGCGTAACCGTCGACGTCGCCTGATTCGGAACTTGACACGTAACCCGTGTCAAACGGGGAGCCGCCTGCACACCTTGGCGGGCCTTGGGCGGCTCCCCACCTCCCGCTTTACCTAGCCCGCCACCAATCGAAAGGCCTGCCACCTATGAGCAAGATTCTGACCCTCGACACCATCCGAGAGGAAGCCGACCGCGAGTACGGCGCGCCGGTTCAGGTGCAGATCTCCAAGGACACAACCGTGTCCCTCAAGAACGTGATGCGCCTCCGCAAAGACGTGCGCAAAGACATCCTTACGCAGCTCGAAGCCATCCGGACGATCAACGACAAAGCCGACGGCGACAAGACCGAGGCTGACGCCGAGAAGCTCACGGACGCAGTCTTCAAGATCCTCGAACTGGCTGCGGGACGCGACTCCGAGACCCTGATGGACGCCGTCGACGAGGACGTCGCCCTCGCCACCAAGATCCTCAACTACTGGCTGGAGGAGACGCAAGTGGGGGAAGCCTCCAGCTCGGAGGACTGATCGACGACTACGGCGACGCCTTGTACGCGGACTTCCGGGCTGAGTACCACATGAACCTCGCGGATCTGTTCGATCCCGCCTCCCGGCTCGGACCTATCCAGGTCCTGGCGCTTATCAAAGAGCTGCCCCGGGAGGGCAGGTTCTGGTCCGAGAAACAGGGCGGCCCGCAGTTCCGCGGCTGGGATGACCAGACGTACACCACCGCGGCGCTGGTCAACGAAATCCGAGCACTCAAGTTCATGTACCTACTGGCGAACACGTCGAAGGACAAGCGTCGCAGGCTGACCCCGCCCGAACCTTTCCCGGTTCCCCGCGTGAAGCCGCACAAGGCGAAGAAGTACAAACCCGGCTCGTTCGGAGCCGTCGCGGCCATGCGTATGGCTGCTTCCCGCAATCGGAAGGCCCGGACTACGGGCGGATAGTGAGGTAGCTCGTGGCTGCAGGGAAAGAGGTCGGCCGCCTAAGTATCAAGGTGACCCCTGACCTCGACGGGTTCTACCGAGAGCTGAAGGCGGCTGTCGAGGCCGCCGAGAAGATGAAGGTCCACATCCCGGTCGAGCCGGACATGGGGAACTTCCGGCAGGAGGTGGCGGCCAGCACAGCTGGCATGTCCACCCGCGTGAAGGTCCAGGCCGACGTGGACCGAGGGCTTCTGGACAGACTGTCGAACTCTCTGAGCGGTATGAAAGCTCCGTCGTTCGGATCAGGAATCAACCCCACGGGGTACATGCTGATCCTCGGGGCGGCGGCGGCGCTGACTCCGCTGATCGCCGGGTCGCTGGGGGCTATCTCAGCCGCTCTTCTCACACTGCCCGGGCTGATCGCCGCAGTAGCCGTTCCTATCGGCGCACTCGCACTAGGCATCGACGGGTTCAAGCGCGCTGCCGAGAGGCTCAAGCCCGCGTTCGACGGGCTCAAAGAGTCGATGTCTGCCGCGGTCGAGAATCAGTTCGGCCCGGTGTTCGACCAGCTCGGTAAGGCTATCCCGACCCTGGCCGCGAACCTGCCCAAGGTCACTCAGGGCATGGCGGATGTTGCGAAGTCGATCGTCGACTCGGTCACTTCCGGCGAGGGCCTCGGACGTATCGAGTCCCTGATCTCGAACATCGGCGCGGCTATCTCCCGATCCGCTCCCGGCCTCACATCGTTCGTCGACGGACTGCTGAACCTCGCTGAGAAGTTCAGCGGCAAGCTCCCTGCTATCGCCGACTGGATCAACCGCACAGGCGAGTCCTTCTCGAAGTGGGTCACGGACTTCACGACAGCAGGGCCGGACGGCGTGTCGAAGTTCGACAACGCTATGTCGGGTCTGGGTGACACGCTGCAGATGCTTGGCAGCGGACTGGTCGACATCCTAAACAAGTCCCTGGAGTTCTTCTCCGACCCACAGAAGATCCAGTCCTTCAAAGCGGAGCTCGATGGTCTGATCGCGTCGATCTCGACGCTGGTCGACCTGATCAACAGCCTGGCTGCCGCGTTCTCGAAGGTGCCGGGGCTGTCGGACGGTGAAGCCAACGGCGTCATGGACTTCGCGCCGATCCAGATTCAGGGCGCGATCGAGCTGATCAAGCAGATCCCGACCGCCTGGGAGGGCGTCAAGCTCAAGGCCGCCGAGGTGTGGAACTCGATTCCTACTATGGCCGCTACAGCCATCGCCTCGATCCGGGCGACCCTGGCTACGCTGCCCGGCCTGTTGTCGGGGATCTGGACCACGGTCACGGCCAGTGCTTCGTCAGCGTTCGCCACCATCGGCGCGGCCGTCTCGGCAGGCGCGCGCAGCGTAGTCAACACCGCGGGCAACATCTTCCGCTCGATGGGCTCGGTCATCGCCAACGCCTTCTCGGCGGCGGTGTCTGCGGTACAAACCGCGTTCTCCCAGATGGTCTCCGCAGCCGCCTCTGGCGCGCAGCAGGTTGTGGCGGAGGTCCAAGCTCTCGGCGGGAAGATCGCCGCCGCTGCTGGTAACTTCGGCTCGATCCTGGTGGCCGCAGGTAAAGCCCTGATGGACGGCCTGCTGTCCGGTATCAAGGCGGGCCTCTCTGCGGTACTGGACTTCGCGTCCGGCATCGCCGCCAAGATTGCCGCGGTCAAGGGTCCGCTCCCGAAGGACCGTAAAGAGCTGATCCCCGCCGGCGAGGCCCTGATGGAAGGCCTCGGTACCGGCATCGAGAACGGCCTGGACCCGGTCCTGGATCGCGCCCGTGAGATCGCTAAGCAGATCTTCTCAGCGTTCAAAGAGACGTTCGGCACCGCTCCCACGTCGCTGGCGTTCAACCTCGGCAGCATGCAAGGCGACCTCAGCGGGTTGCAGACATCGCTGGAATCGACCGCTACCGCCTCTAGGGATCTGACCTCGTCCCTGACAACGCCTACCGCAGAGCTCGCCTCCGGATCATCGCTTCTGGGCGACGACGTCAAGAACCAGCTCGACGAGCTCAAGTTGGCGTACGACCAGCTAGAGCTGCAGCGCAAGCAGCTGAAGGTCGACAAGAACGCCGCGGGCACCAAGGAAGAGAAGAAGGCGATCCAAGACCAGATCGACCAGATCCAAGCACAGAAGGATCAGATCGCGCTGGAGAAGGACAAGCTCAAGCTGCAGCAGCAGCAGACCGGGCAGATGGGCGAGCAGAAGACGCTAGCCCAGTTCCTCGGTGAGCAGATCGCTTCGACCTGGCAGCAGGGTACCGACGCTGTCGCCGGGTTCGCTCGGTCCAACCTCGACCAGGCGATGAGCGACCTCGGCATCGGCGGGGGCGCGATCACCAACGGTCTGAACGCTGGCCTCGACTGGGGAGTGCAGGCGCTTGGAAACGCAGTGAACATCCAGGTCAACTCGGTTGACGACGCTATCGCGGTGAAGAACAACGAAGTGAATAAGCAAGCGCTCACTTACACACGCCGCTAACTTGAAACGTAACGAGGAGTTACATGGCTTCCAGACTGCTGGACCCCGATACCCTCGTCGAACTCGAAGGTGTTAACGGTGAGTGGTTCGACCTCACCAACGGCACCGAGGGGATCTACCTCGCTACCGAGGTGACGGGTCTGCTCGACCCGCCGGTGAAGGCGACGTACGAGGAGCCGGGGAACTTCCCCGGCGCACGGTACCTGAACCACCGCGTCCTGCGACGCGACCTGGTGTTCGGCGTCGAGATCCTCAACGACGAGAACGACGAGACCTGGCTGCGCCGGGATTCGGCGTGGCGCAAAGCGTGGTCGTTCAAGCGCGACGCGAAGCTCCACATCACCACCGGAGAGTCCGGGCACCGCTACCTGAAGGTGCGGCTGTTCGAGTCCCCGACGACTGACATGGTCACCGACCCGCGCGGTCGGGAGGTGAACATCACGAAGATGGTCGTCGTCGCGGGCGACCCGTTCTGGTACGAGGACGATGTCGTCTACCCGATCGAGGTCCAAGAGGACACGACGTTCGATCCGAACCCGCTGCCGTGGCCGTGGCCGCAGCCGGAGCTTCCGGTCGAGGACATCGAGATCACGGTCCCGAACGCGAACCCGACGGACAACATCATCTGGCCGAAGTGGACGCTGCCCGGGTCGTCGGAGAAGCCTGCTGAGCCGTACATCCCGGGGCTGCCGTGGCTCGGTGCTCCGAAGTCCCCGGCCACGCTGTGGACGGTCCCGGATTACAAGCTCGATCTCGACGAGGACGAGGACCCGTCGCTCGGCACCCGGCGTATCCGGATGCCCGGGCAGATCGGTGGTCTGCGCGTCGAGGAAGTCCAGCAGATCTACATCGACGGTCGCCCGACCGGCGGCACGTTCAAGATCGGGTACGGCGATGAGTGGACCGAGCCTATCGCGTACAACGCGACCCCGAACGAGGTCCGCGCTGCGCTGATCGCGCTGGCTGGTATCTCCGCCAACGACGTCGAGGTGTCTCTCGGCGGGGCGACGAACGAGGTCCAGACGGTTCGCCTCAAAGGCGGCGCTCTGGGCGGCACGTTCACGCTGTCGCTGGGCTCGGAGACCACGGTCGGTATCCCGTTCAACGCCTCCGACGCCGACCTTCAGGGCGCGTTGGTGGGGCTGGATTCGATCGGCTCCGCCGACGTCAAGGTGAAGTCTACGAAGATCAACGAGGTACAGGTGGTCGAGCTGGTCGGGGAACCGACCTCGGGCTCGTTCACGCTGACGCTCGACGGGCAGACCACGGCTCCGATCGCGTACAACGCGACGCCGGCTACGGTGGCGGCCCGGATCGCGGACCTGCCGAACATCGACGGTAACTACGTCAAGGTCGAGGGTCTGAACGAGTGGTTCTACTCGCCGTACCGCATCACGTTCGGCGAAGCCCAGAGTCAGGGCGTCATCACCGACATCATCTCGGGGATCATCGATTTCATCGGCGGCTTGTTCGGCGGTAACGCCTCGGGCAAAGGCGTCGGCGGTATCGACATCGACGAGATGACCGGGGATGTCGGCACGCTCTCGGGAGGTGCTGGGCTCGATGTCCAGGTGACCACCGAGCAGGACGGTGACCGGCTGTACGTCGTGTCGTTCCAGCGTGCTGCTGGCGGTCTGAACCTGCCGCAGCTGGTGGGTGACGCCTCCGGTCTGGAAGGCGACGGCCTCTCGATCGAGACCGCTACCAACGTCGACGGCGGTCGCCCGTACGTCGTCCGGTTCACCGACGACCTGCAAGGCGTGGACGTCCCGACCATGACGGTCGATACGGACGGTCTGACCGGCGGGTACGAGGTCGGCAGCCGCGTGGTGGTTCTCCGCGAGGGCTACACGTACCCGGCTGAGAACGTCGTCGTCGACTCCGACCCTCGCGAGGAGCAGGTGTCTTCGGAGTCTGGTTCCCCGATCTGGGAGCGGATGAACTCTGTCCGGTTCCTGCACTACATCCCGCCGTACACCGGCGAGGTCACGTTCAAGTTGTCCGTGTCCGGGGCTGTCCCCGGGCAGATTGCCACGCTGCGCCTTCCGCGCGCCTGGTCCCGTCCTTGGGGCCTAGAATAGTCTGAAAGGCCAGGTCAGATGGGTTTTACCCTCCGCCTGTTCGGCATCCCGGTCCTGAGCCTGGAGATCACCGGCGACGGCTCTGCCGAAGAGTACATCAACCTCACGGGTGGCTCGTTCGAGCTAGCTCCCGAGGAGCCCGAGTACGACGAAGAGTACTACGAGGAAGACCGTAGCGGGTTCGGCTTCGGGGTGAGCTGATGCCAGCTCCCGCCGCAGACATGACAACCCTGGCGGGTCACCAGCAGCTCTGGGACACCGTCATGAAGCGCCGCCAGAAGCGGGAAGACGAGCGGATCGCACCGCCGTTGATCCGCCTCTGGGACGGTGACTACAAGCTCCGCGGCCAGCTCGTCGGGGAGCGCAGCCACAAGTTCGAGTTCATCGAGAACGAGACCGGCACCGCGTCGATCACGATCTCGCTGGACCACTACCTTGCTAAGTGGATCGCGTCCCACAAAGGCCGCGCCCGCCGCAACGTCCACGTCTCGTTCGACAAGCAGGGTGCCCGGTGGACGGGCCGCATGGATCACTACGACATCGTCCGGACCAAAGAGGGCGACGTCTACATGGAGGTCGTGTTCAAGCACGACTACGAAGAGCTCAAGCACATCTACGTGTGGGCGAACCCGTTCCTGCGGCCCGAGTTCCAATTTCCGAAATTATGGGTGGTTTTCGGTCCTGCAAAATTTGCCCTCCTTTTGACACTTTTCGTAAATATTTTACGACTGGAATCGTCGCTGTGGACGCTGCCGGACAACCCTCTGGACATCTCCGAGTGGTTCCCGTTCTCGCTGAACCCCGGTAACTGGCGCAACATCGTCAAGCCGTTCCCGTTCCTCGCGGACAACTCTCCGCTGACGATCGTGTTCTCCCGGTTCAAGTCGTTCCACGACACCGCGAAGAACGTCCTGGCCGACTCGCAGCTCACCATCGTGTGCCGCCGGTACTTCCACGGCGAGGACCCGCACCCGTTCGCGGAGCTGTCCGGTGAGCTGGGGCTGCCGCTGATCGAGGGCATAGCCTCGCTGATCCCGCTGCGCCACGGCTGCCTGGTCTGGGACATCGTCGACAACTCCGGGTGGGGTTCGGAGACAGCGTTCGGCGGGTCGCTGCTGACCGGTCTGGTCCGCGCGGTGATGAACATCGCGTCGGACGGCATGACCGAGGGCATCGACATCTACACCGGTCTACCGACCTACCCGGGCGAGTACTACACCCCGGGGTTCCTCGGGACGTACCCGAAGGCCCCGCACGTGGTGTTCATGGAGTCCCCGTACACCGGCATCGAGTCCTCGAAGTTCACGTACACCGAAGCTACGGACACGTCGTTCGTGCTCGGCGGGCAGTCGATGCCCGGGGTGAACGAGATCATCTCGGCCGGCATCAACATGGGCGGCGACTTCCTGACGTCGCTGATCAACTCCCAGCTAGCCACGCTCGGCGCGTTCGGTGGCGCGATCGACCTCCCGCCGCTCGGCGGCATCATGGACGCGGTCGCCCGTCCGCTGTACGAGAACGTGATCCTCGCGTTCATGGAGATTCCCACGCTCCGCGCGGCAGGCCTGAGCCTGCCTATCGCGGGGCTAGAGGACATCGTCACCGGCCTCGGGGATTTCCACTACAACGAGGGCTGGGTCGACGGCGCTGACAAAGCGTTCACGATCTCCGCGATCATGGCGGCCCGCGCTAAGCAGTGGGCTACCCGGGCGAAGCACTCGCACGAGATCCAGGTGTCCGACGCTGCCCCGTACATCATCGGTGAGCGGGGTCACGGGCATTTCTGGCTCGGTGACCGGGTCGGCACCACGGTACTCGGCTACCCCGATCCGTACACGATTTTCGTGGAGCGGGTCACCAAGCTCACCTACGAGTGGACGTCCGACGGCCCGAAGGGCTGGACCATCACGATCGGTTACAAAGAGCCGGAGGACCCGATCCTCAAGGCGTTCGAACTGATCCAGTACATCAACTCCAACCTCGGACAGCTCGGCATTCTGTAGCAGCCGAGCTTGATACGTAACGAAGAGAGCCCGCCACATGCACAAACCTCTGACCCAAGAACACGCCGACCCGGACAAGCCGGAGGAAGCCCTCGCCTGGGCTTTCTGGGGACTCCCCCACCCGTCCGGAGGTCACTCGCTGTCTAACCCGGTGATGGCCAAGTACTGGTCTAAGCACTTCACGGAGCTCGGGATTGTGCATGTGGACTCTCTGCGGCGGCTCGCTGACGAGAACGGCAACATCCACGTCAGCAAGCTGCCTCAGCAGACCAAGAAGTTCCAGGCTCCCGCCCGCGGGCCGCGGAGCCATTACAACCCCGCTGCGCAGTGGGTTCCCTCGGATACCCCGGAGCCTCCGAAGTTCCGTGTCCAAGATCCGCGGACGCTCACCCAGCAAGAGCAGCAAGCCCAGCTCGACATCTACAAGCAAATGGGCCTGATTCCTACCGCACCACTGCCGCAGCATCAGGCTGCGGTCGAATGAGAGGCCCGCTTATGCCAGACCTGGAAGACACCCAGCCTTTGCACGTGTCTGACCTGCCTACCGAAGAGATGGACCTCGCCGAGCTGGACACAGGCGGCTTCGAGATCCCGCACCTGGGCTGGGACTTGGACAAAGACGGTGACATCGAAGGTATCGAGGAGTACGTCCCCGAGCCTGCGGTGCTGCGCGGCGCTGTGGCCGCGGGCCTGGGCTTCGCCGGGTTCGTCCTCGGTAAGACGTTCGACGTCTCGTGGATCGATCAGGCGGTTGCTATCTACGCGGTGGCTGCACCGTTCGTCCTCGGATTCGTGATCCGCCGCCACGTCACCCCTACGAAACGGTGACCGAGGTCCTGGATTGGTTGGCGGTGGCTAGCGGTCCTGCGGGCATCGCGATCGGTATCTACGGCGAGAAGTGGCGCTCCCGGCGACGGGAGCCTGCCGAGATCGAGAAGACCGAGGCGGAGGCCTCGCAGATCTTCGTCGAGACCGCGGTGACTCTGATCGCCCCGCTCAAAGCGGAGATCGCGGACCTGACCGTGCGCGTCAACCAGCTCGAAGAAGAGAACTACACGACCAAGACCCGGCTGCAGCTGTCGATCGATTACATCCGCGTCCTGCAGTCGTGGATCAGCAAGCACATCCCGGGACGGAAGCCTCCGGCTCCCCCGGCCGAACTGCTGCTCTGAACTTGATATGTAACGGAGGTCTTAGTGGCTGACGACCAGTGGGTACCTGACGTTCCAGACGGCGCGTTCGTCATCGGCGGCGGTGACTACCGCTACGGCCAGGACATGACCGAGGACATCGCCCGGTCGCTGTTCCAGGTCCCGGACTTCAACCCGGCCAACGCGCTGCTGGTGCTGCCGCAGCTGCTGCTGCGCCTGCCGCTGGAAGCGCTGCAGAAGTTCAAAGACTTCATCCCGAACGTGCTGGAAGGCGCGTTCAACACCGTAGCCGGCGCGGTCGACGCCATCATGGGCGCGATCCGCGAGACGCCGCGGGTGCTGGAGCAGATCCTCTCGTACCTGCCGCAAGAGCTGCGCGACGAACTGGAGCACGCCGCGGCCCGTATCGGCGCGGTGATCGACGCTATCGTCCAGGCGCTCACCGGCACCTTGAACATCGGCCACACGATCGAAGACCTGATCTTCTCGCTGACCAACATCCGCCCCGGCGCGATCGGAGGTGTGCTCGGTGGTGGGTCGATCGAAGAGACCATCAAGCGCATCGTCGATGCGATCGTCTCGGGCATCGTCGGGGTCACCGGCATCGGTGCGGGGATCTCGGATCTCCAGTCGCTGATCGAGCAGATCTCCTCGGCGGCTGCCCGCGGCGGGTTCGCCTGGGACATCCTCGGTATCCAGAACAACAAGAAGCCGAAGTCCGGGCTGTACAAGTCCGAGCGCGGCAACTTCGACCTGGACACCCTGAACTCCACGGTCTCGGTCGCCCCCGGGACTTCGATCATCGCGTTCGATGTCATCGAGCAGTCGATGCCTATCGGTCTGATCACCTGGATCGGCTGGGGCACCTCGGGCATCACCGACTTTTACATCAACGTCTACCGCTGCGTCGACGACCGCTCCGACCCGGAGCTGGGCGAGCTGATCCACCAGTCCGAGAACATCGCGGGTCTGCTGGCGGGCTCCGCGTCCCCCGGCGCGAACATGGCGTACGAACTCACTACCCCGATCGCGGCTGTAGCCGGCGACCTGCTGGCGTACGAGTTCATCGCCGTCGGCGGCACGCACACGATGCGCGGCCGGGACTTCAACCTCCCGGACAACGACGGCGCTCCGATCGGCAACGTCGGGGCCACCCGATCGCTGTCGACGCCTTCTCTTCCTCCGGCCACGCTGGACAAAGCCGATGTCACCTGGACCGACAACGTCCCCCGCGTCGGTATCGCGGTGGACACCGGCACCGGCTCGGATCACCACGACCCGCAGGTCGAGTTCTTCGAGAAGCCTGTAGCTATCCCTGTCCCGGCGTGGTGCGACCGCATCGACGCGATCGTCACCGGTAAGGGCGGCGAGGGTGCCGACGGGTTCCTCGGGTTCTACGGCAACCCCGGTCAGCCTGGTGGCGTCAACACCGTCACCTGGACCCGTGGTGAGCACTTCTCCGGCACCACCACGATCTTGGAGTGGGACGGCGCTGAGCTGTCGATCCCCGGGTTCGAGGTGTCCGCTGCCAACGGCTCTAACGGCTCCGGTCAGCGCCCTGTGGCGCTCGGCAAGCCGGTCGGTAAAGGCATCGAGGAAGTCGAATACAACGGCCTGAAGCTGGCCGCTGGCGGCGATCAGCACGCGTACGGCGGCGCTGGTACCAAGCCTGGAGGCGGCGGTAACGGCGGTCACTGGCTCGGTATCTACACCCAAGGTGGTCCCGGTGGACCCGCGTGCGCGGCTGTCCAGTTCCGTAAGGGCGCTCTGCCCGGTGAGGTCGTGGGCGACGGCGAAGGCGACGTGACGCCGCCGAACACCTCCGCGCTGCACGTCGACGTGTCTGCGACGTCCACCTCGATCACTATCACACCCTCGGGAGCTGTCGACGATGCCTAGTGGACTTCGCGGTTACAACGTGTACCGCAACGGCGTTCGACAGAACACCTCCCCTGTGACGGAGCTCGGGTCGGTGACTATCACCGGCCTGACTCCGGATACCGACTACTCCGACCAGATCACGATCACCGCTATCGACATGGCGGGTAACGAGTCGGAGCCCAAGACGCTGGCTGAGCTGGAGGCGGAAGCTGTCACCGACGCTTTGTCTCCGGCTGACCCGCTGGACCCGGTGGTCCGGGCGCAGATCGATGCGCTGGTAGCGGCGAAGATCAAACCGACGTCAGGCAGGGTCGCTGACGGCGCGATCATCGGGATCGAGACCCCGACCGGGTCGTACTACAAAGCGTACGGCGGGGACCGCACCTCGAACACTCCGCTGACGCTGGAGAAGAACTTCCGGTATGGCTCGTGCTCGAAGATGTTCACCCACACCCTGATCCTCAAAGCGATCGATGACGAGCTGCTGGACTGGGACGACACGATCAGCGAGTTCGTCACCGGCGTCCCGAACGGGGACCAGATCACGATCCGGCAGCTGCTGCTGTTCCAGGACGGGCTCAAAGACTGGATGACAGACCCCGCGGTCCAGCAGACGTACTTCCTCAGCCCGACCAACTCGTTCGACCCGCTGAACTACATCCGTAACTCGGTGGTGAACTTCGCCCCCGGCGAGTCCTCGTCGTACTCGAACGCAGCCTCGTGGCTGCTGGGCAAGGTCCTGGAGTCCGTCTACAACGACGGCCGGACGGTCGATCAGATCGTCGTGCAAGAGTGGCAGTCCGAGGTCGATATGCCGTCGCTGCACTGGCCGACGACGAACTACATGAACCCGCCGTATGTCCGGGGCTGGACCCCGAACCTGGCGCTGCCGCAGATCCAAGCGATCCTCGGGCCGTTCGCGTTCCTCGCGGCGTTCCTCGGCTACCCGACGTCCCAGGACCTGGAGTTCACCGCGGTCTCGACCTCGTGGTCGGGGGCTGCCGGTTCTCTCGCCGGGAACATAGAGGACTTCGTTCGGTTCGGTAAAGCGCTGTACGACGGGACGTTTTTGTCCGAGGAGATGCAGCAGCTCCGCAAAGAGATCTTCACGACGTACGTCGAGTACGAGCCTGCGGGACCTCATCAGGGTCCGGGCTGGATGGGGTTCGGTCTGAACTCGATCTGCTGGGGAGCGTGGCAGGGTTGGGTCGGCAACCTCGGCGGCTACATCGCGGTCATCTTCTACAACTCCGAAGACGGATCGGTCATCGCGGTGACTCTGAACAACTTCTCGGCCCACGCCGATGCGGTCGATCTGTTCTATCAGATCGCGTACCTGCTGGACCCCGAGTCCACCGGTCACCGGGACTGGATCTTCCGTCCTGATCCTGCTGAGGACGAGGACGAGGTCCGTGACCCGACGCTGTACCTGACGGTCGAGTCCACCGGTGACAACCAGATCCCGGCTGACGTGCCGTTCGAGATCTAAGGAGACAAGAGATTTCTGCTCGTTACAACAGCTGCCGTGCTGCGGCAGCCAGAGGCGATATCGACTGGCTGAACGACGACATCCGGGCGTTGATGATCGACGCCGACGACTACACCGTGAACCTGACGTCGCACACGACGTTGGCGAACATCCCGTCCGGGGCGATCATCGCTGTCTCGGAGAGCCTGACCGGTAAGTCGGTGACTTCCGCCGGCTGGGTGAAGGCTGACCCGACGGTGTTCCCCGAAGTTACGGGTGACACGGGTGAGGCGGTCATCGTCTACAAGCACACCGGTACCGCGTCTACGTCGACGCTGCTGTCGTATCACGACTCCCCTACTTACCAATTCGTCATCCCGAACGGGTCGGACATCCGTGTGATCTGGTCGACCGACGGGTTTATCCGCTTCTAAGGAGCACGCATGGCACTTCCCGAGAACTGGGTAGACGGTGTTAATCAGCAGGTTGACGCGGCGTTTCTGAACCAGCTGGGTTCGGAGCACAACGCGATGCAAGACGCGCTCGACGGTAAGTCGATCCTGGTGATCTCCCAGGAGGACTACGACGAGCTGGGGTCTCCGGACCCTGACACGATCTACGTGGTCGTCGAATGAGTCTGAAGGTCGGTGGCCTCGACGTTGTCGGTGTGTTCGTCGGGGATGCTGCGGCGAAGATCTACGTCGGCGCGATGAAGATCTGGCCCCCGGTCCCGGACTTCACCCCGTTCACGATCTCCAGCGAAGACCCTGGATACGAGGATCTGATCGACGAGCAGGTGCCCGAAGGAGCGTCAGGCTGCTGGGTGACCCTCGTTGGCGGTGGCGGCGGTGGCGGTGCGGGCTACCAGAGTTTCGATGATACCTACCGCCGCGGCGGCGGCGGCGGAGCGGGTGGGGCAAAGATTCCCCGCGTGTGGGTGCCTCGCGAGGCTATGGGTTCCTCCTACAGCGTCGTCTTAGGACTCGGCGGGGCGTATACCGGTGGAGGCTCGACAGGATTTGGCGGCACCGACGGGGGATCGTCCTCGTTCTTGTCCGGATCTGTGTCGCTGATCGCAGGAGGAGGGGCGCGCGGCGCGGTCGCGCTGTCCGGTAGCAGTACGCAGGTGTCCGGGGGCGCTGGAAGCCTGACGAGCGTCGCCTCCGGGGTTGCCGGGGCCGTCGTTATCCCCGGCGCGCCCGGGGGTAAGGGGGCCGCGTCGTCAGGCTCTGCGGAAGATGGCGGAGATAACCCGAGCGGTGCAGGTGCGGGCGGCGGCGGAGGCGGCCGGGTTTCGGACTCTAATAGCCAGACTCCCGGGGGCAGAGGAGGTAACTCCGCGGTCGGTACCGGAGGGGAGCGGGGCGGCGCCGGGGCCAACGGGTCCAGCGCCGCCGACCAAACCGGCGGTAACCCAGGCGCTGGAGGAGGCGGTGGCGGTGGCAACAACAGCGGGTCCACAACCACCGGTCACGGCGGTAACGGAGGTAAATACGGCGGAGGCGGTGGCGGAAGTGGCGGTCATAGGACTAATGCTCGTCGCTACGGCGGAGCGGGCGGTGACGGATACGTCCTGATCGAGTGGGAATGACTCGCGCTTGACACGTAACCCGGTTACGAGTAAAGTCGCCTGCGAGAGAACGACCGGCGGGGCTAAGGCCTGAGAAACCAACCCCGTCGGTCGCACACCCACCATCAGGAAGGCACTGTTATGTTACGCACTATCGCTGCCGCGGGCATCCTCGCGGCTGGTCTCGGGCTCGGTATCGCACCGATCGCCCAGGCTGCTCCGGCTCACTGCTCGAACCACGGCTTCGGTCACGGTCAGATCTACAAGCACGCCTGTGCTACCGGCTCCGGCGGTGCAGGAGCTGACTGGACCTACGCCAAGCACGCCGACGGCTCGTACAAGATGGACGGCACCAAGCACGTCTACAAGTGCCAGCGCCACTGCGGCGGAGGCCGCGGCAAGACCGAGACCACCGACCCGTGGTGATCTAACCTCGCACACCAAGAAACCCCCTACCCGGCCCGCGAAGGCTAGGTAGGGGGCTTTTTGTGTTTCAGTGGGTGTGGCCGTGATGACCTGTGTCTTCGTGGTTTGTCTGGTCAACCACCGCGGTCTCAGTGGTGTACGGTACAAACCCATGAGAGCCCTGGTAGTCATCCGCCTGTCCCGCGTCACCGATGCTACGACTTCACCGGAGCGTCAGCTGGAGTCTTGCCAGCGGCTCTGCGCCCAGCGCGGGTGGGACGTCGTCGGGGTAGCGGAGGATCTGGACGTCTCCGGGGCGGTCGATCCGTTCGACCGGAAGCGCCGCCCGAACCTGGCCCGGTGGCTAGCGTTCGAGGAGCAACCGTTCGACGTGATCGTGGCGTACCGGGTAGACCGGTTGACCCGATCCATCCGGCATCTGCAGCAGCTGGTCCACTGGGCCGAGGACCATAAGAAGCTGGTCGTCTCCGCGACCGAAGCGCACTTCGACACGACGACGCCGTTCGCGGCGGTCGTCATCGCGCTTATGGGAACGGTGGCGCAGATGGAATTAGAAGCGATCAAAGAGCGGAACCGATCGGCTGCGCATTTCAATATCCGCGCCGGGAAATACCGAGGCTCCCTGCCGCCGTGGGGATACCTGCCTACGCGCGTGGACGGGGAGTGGCGGCTGGTGCCGGACCCGGTGCAGCGAGAGCGCATCCTCGAGGTGTATCACCGCGTCGTCGACAACCACGAGCCGCTGCACCTGGTGGCCCACGACCTGAACCGGCGTGGTGTCCTGTCGCCGAAGGACTACTTCGCGAAGCTGCAGGGCCGCGAGCCGCAGGGCCGGGAGTGGTCGGCTACCGCGCTGAAGCGCTCGCTGATCTCCGAGGCGATGCTCGGGTACGCGACTCTGAACGGTAAGACCGTCCGAGACGACGACGGAGCCCCGCTGGTGCGGTCTGAGCCGATCCTGACGCGTGAGCAGCTGGAGGCGCTGCGCGCCGAGCTCGTGAAGACCGACCGGACCAAGCCCGCGGTGTCTACCCCGTCGCTGCTGCTGCGGGTGTTGTTCTGCGCGGTGTGCGGGGAGCCCGCGTACAAGTTCACCGGGGGCGGCAGGAAGAACGCTCGCTACCGCTGCCGGTCGTGGGGCTGGGCGCAGCGGTGCGGCAACGGCACGGTCGCGATGGCGGAGTGGGACGCGTTCTGCGAGGAGCAGGTGCTGGATCTGCTCGGGGACTCGGAGCGTCTGGAGAAAGTCTGGGTAGCCGGCTCGGACTCGGCGGTCGAACTCGCGGAGGTGAATGCGGAGCTGGTGGACCTGACGTCGCTGATCGGCTCCCCCGCGTATCGGGTCGGGTCTCCGCAGCGCGAAGCACTGGATGCTCGTATTGCGGCGCTGGCCGCGCGGCAGGAGGAGTTGGAAGGGCTGGAGGCTCGCCCGTCGGGTTGGGAGTGGCGCGAGACCGGGCAGCGGTTCGGGGACTGGTGGCGGGAGCAGGACACCGCGGCAAAGAACACCTGGCTCCGGTCGATGAACGTTCGGCTGACGTTCGACGTCCGCGGCGGGCTGACTCGCACGATCGACTTCGGGGATCTGCAGGAGTACGAGCAGCATCTCAGGCTCGGCAGCGTGGTCGAACGGCTACACACCGGGATGTCGTAGAGCGGCTACCCGAGAACGCAGAAAAGCCCCCTACGCGCCGTGTAAGGGCACGCAGAGGGCTCTCTGGTAGTCTCTATTCAGTTGTGGGGTTGCGTACGTCTCCGTGGACGCTAGAGGGGTTTACGGGGCCTCGTGGACCCGCACGTACGGCTGCAGAGGCTTGTCACGGTAGGCGTGATAGCGCTCCGCCTCCTCGACGCGGATGGCCTCGATCTCCTGAGCCGCGCTCACCTTACGGCGCTGCAGTTCCGGATCGTCATACTGACGCACCGTAATCACCTCTGACTGACGGGTCTGCGTCGAGATGATCTTCAGCAGATCCACCGCCTCGGTAAGTCGGTCGGTGATCACGGCCAGCTGCTCGGCGGTGACGTCTTTCTTCTTCTTGCTCATGGTCTCCTCGTTTGCCTGATGAAGTCGGCCCGTGCCGACTCGTAGTCCGGGTGGAACGTGATGACGCCGTAGAACGATCCGACCGACGGGAACACGATCCACTCCTGGGTGTGTGGGCTCTTGCGGATCAGCCACTTCCGAGCGTCGTTACCCCAGAGCTCTCTCACCGGAACCACCCCCGCATGATCTGGATCAGGTGCTCCAGCCGAACCTCGTGGTCGAGCATCCGGATCAGCACCAGTTCACGCACCCGCTTCATTCCGCGGTCCTGAAGCTGGTAGCTACACGCGGGTAGATGCGCTGCACCCATCCCGATGGGAGGCTGTCGTCCCGGCGGAAGAAGTTCTTCCGGTTCACCGACCAGTAGACCGTCCCGCCGGGTAGCTCCTGGCTGAATCGGACGTCCGGCAGACGGTGGCGTCCGATGTAGTTATCACCTGACGGGAGAGTAAAGAACCACCCCTCCGCGTTGAGCTCAGTCACCACGTGCTTGCTCATTCCGCCCCCTCGTAACGGTCCAACTCGCTCTTGAGCCCTTGGATCTCAAGCTCCAGGTCGAAGACCCGGCCCATCAGGTTGTCGCGCTCCAGCTCCAGCCGAGCCGCGTCGTCGATCGCCTCCATCGACCTGCGCACCATGTCCGCGAGAGCGCCGTGGATCGACGCGACGAAGTCGGCATCCGCTTCGTTGGAGAACCTGCCGAGGTACTTACGGGACTCGTCCTGACCGACCGCCAGCACCTGGTACTGCAGGTGCTCGTCGAGGTCTTCCTCGACCACCCAGAACCGGTCCTCGGCACCGGTGGTCTGCGAGAACACCTGATAAATTTTGTCCAGAAAGTCCTGAAACTCCACGTTGTTCCTTCCTCGTTACGTGTCAAGCCGACGGGTAGGTGACGCCGTGCATGACGTTGTGGATTACGGACTCCACCACCCCATACATGTGCGCCAGGTCCCGCTGAACGCCTCGGTACGCGCCTTTGTGCGCGCGGATGTGCATGACGTCGGCCTGGGTGAAGCAAGCGTTCCAATGCCGGGTGCCCGTAGGAGCGGTCCCGTGAATCTTGGTGTCCGCCATGTTCTCCGACTGGGTGGCCCATCGGAGGTTGTCGAGGCTGTCGTTCAGCCCGTTGCCGTCGTTGTGCGCGACGTAGCGCTTGCCCTCGGGGTTCGGGATGAACGTCTCGGCCAGTAGCCGATGGAGCAGGTGCTTCCGCCCTCCGGTAGCCGCCTGCAGGTACTTGCCCTTCACGCCCTTGAAGGGTTTGAGAACCCCGGCCTTCGGGCCGTAGACGTTCCCGTCCGAGTCGATCATGTATCTCGGATCGCACTCCACGAATGCGAAGCTGGTCACTTATCCTCCTGGTTACGTATCAAGTTAGAAGCCGCGAGAACGAAGCTCGGCGTCGTGACGAGCCATCGTCTCTTCATCCATGTATCCACTGCCCCAGGACTTACCTGTGACCTCGGGATCGGTATTCACCAGCACCGGGCCGATGCGCTGCTCCATGATCTGACCCACCTCCTTGACTGCCGCCTCGGCGTCGGCCTCCGGGAGGGACAGCAGCACCTCGTCATGGACGACGAGCCGCATGTTCGGGGTGAAGCCCGCCTCGTGCAGGCGCAGTACAGCCGCGCCAGTAACGTCACGTGACGAGCTCTGGATCAGATAGTTGAGCGCCGAGTAGGCACGGTCTGGGTCGACCGGAAGGCGACGCCCCGTGGGCGTCGTGATGAAGCCCGCCGAGCCGGCCTCCTGCTGCATCCGCTTGTTGAGCGTGTCGACGCCCGGGTAGGTGGTCGCGAAGACCTCCAGGACCTTCTTGGCCTCGGGGAAGGTGATACCTGCGTTGGTGGCGAGCTTGCCCGCCCCTCCCCCGTAGCACACAAGAAAATTGGCCATCTTGCCGATTTTCCGATTCACGCCTGCAGCATCCGCGGTCACCTGATGCAGGTCGGACTCCTCCTCAAAAGCCCGGAGCATCGTTTGATCGCCGGACAACGCGGCCAGAACACGGAGCTCCTGAGCGCGGTAGTCCACCGACGCGATGATCTGCCCCGGGTCCGCCAGGAAGCAGCGGCGGACCATCCAATCTCCCGACGGCAGATTCTGAGCCGACGGGTTAGACGTACTCATGCGTCCTGTACGCGCTTGCAGCGGGTTGATCCCCGGGTGGACCCGGTCGTTGGCGTCTCGCCGCTCGATGAAGTTGCGGACCCAGGTCTTCTCCCAGGAGCCCCACTTCTTCGCCTCGATCGCAGCCTTCGCCAGCGCGTTGCCCTCCTCCGCCAGAGCTTCCAGCAGCTCGGCGTTCACCTGGCGCTTACCCGTGGCCGTGCGTCCTTTGATCTTCACGCCCGTGCGCTCCAGGCCGTCGGCCAGCTTCTCGGTGGAGTTCACCGAGTCGACCCCGTACGCGTACCGAGCCACCGCGGTGTAGTGCTCGGACTTCCGCAGCATGTCCGCGGACAGCTTCTCCGAGTAGTCGACGTCCAGCAGGAACCCGGTGCGTTCGACGTACGACATCACCTCGGCGAGCTTGTGCTCGTACGGGATCAGTTTGTGCGACGACTCCGGCACCAGCGGGGCTACCTTGCCCAGCAGCCGGGACACCAGGATCGTGTCCATGCCGGCGTACAGCTCGTAGTCCGGGTCGCCCAGGTCGACCAGAGCCCAGATCTTGTCTTTGGTGGTCTTGTGCTTCTTGGCCAGGCGAGCCATCGAGGCTTTGACCTCTTCGGCGGTCACCGGGTCGATGTAGAACTTCGTCAGCTCTTCCAGCTTGTGGCCGGTCCCACCTTCTTTGTAGGCCCGGGGGTCTACCAGGTGCGAGTAGATCTTGGTGTCCTCGACCTTCGGCCACATCTGCTCCATCGGCACACCGAGCGTCCGCTCGATCACCTGGAGGTCAAACGCGGCGTTATGGATCACGAAGCGCTGGACCTTCTGGAGAGCGGTGACGGCGGCTCCTACGAACACACCGCCCCGCTCCACCGGCAGGACCCACGACTCCCACGGGTTACCGAACTGGATCAGCCGGATACCGAAGTCGTCCTGGTAGATGTTGAGACCCGTCGTCTCGGTATCGAGACCGAGAATCCGGAGGTTGGAGCGGATGAAGCTCTCGAACCCGTCGAGATCATCCTCGTGCTCTACGACGTTGACCAGAACTGTCTCGTCCTTGATCTGGTAGCGGTGTTGCTTCACCCGCCCCTCCCTTCGTTACGAATCAAGCTGGAGACGTTAGAGCCCCAGCTCCCGGCGGATCTGACCCTCCGGGGTTTCTTCCTTGACCATCACTCGCCCGTAGTAGGCGATGTTGTTCTTGATCGGGAAGACCCGGTACTCCCCTTCCCCGAAGTCGACTGCCAGCTCGTCACCGCTGATGCGGTACTCGCAGTCGTCCGGGAACGTCCAGAACAACCCGTTCTGGAGCATGACCATGAACTTCGGAACCTTGATTTCCTCGCTCAATTACACCCTCCTAGGTGGTTACGAGTCAAGTTAATTTGCGTAGAAAAACTTGGCGTCGCGACCGTCATCCTTGGTCGGAGGCATCCACGCGTGCCAGACCTTGCCGGTCTTTTTCGACACACCGGTCTTGTAGACGAAGTCGTCGTACGGCTTCGGCGGAGCCCACTCCGGGGCTTCCTGCGCACCCTGCGGAGCCTGACGCTGGTACCCGCCGCCCGAGGACTGCGCGGGAGCCGGTGCAGCCGATCCGCCCGCGAACGCCGCGGCAACCTTCTTCACCTTGTCCATGTAGTCCTTGAACTTCGCGTCCAACAGAGCGTCGGACTCTTCGACCGACGAAGCGTGGATCACGATCCACGGCGCGTCGAAGTCCCGACCACCCTTCAGGGTGGTGACGATCTTGCCCTCGCCGGGCGCCACGTTGCTGCTGTTGTTGACCACGGTGGTCGACGGAGCGGTGGTGGCGACAGGCTGCTCGGGGCCGTTGTCGTTCGAGGCCCAGGGATCGGTGGTGACAGTCATGTTGTTGTTCCTCTCAGTTGGTGTTGTAGTCAGTTGACGGTGTCGCGCTCGACGCTCACCACGGTGTAGATCCGGGTAGCCGGATCTTTGGTGACCTGCTTACTGACGATGTCGGGATTCGCCTTGCCGTCCGCGTAGAACAGCGCTGCGATCAGGTTTAATTGCCAGGTCGAGACGGTGTAACCGTCTAGGTCGATCTGGGAGTCCTCGGTCGCCGCGCGGAAGCGCAGGCTGCTCTTGTCGACTTCGGCGATCTTCTGCATCTCCGCCAACGCACGGTCCCGCAGGAACACGCCTTGAACGTCGAGCGGCAGCGAGTCGTCCCGAGGTACCAGCACGATCGCTGTAATTCGGTCTGCCATTTAGATTTCCTTCCGATTGTTGTAACCGGGGGTGTATAGACCCCCGACGTACATTTCGAGATCCTGCTGACTCCAGTTGGAGAGCAGGGCTTCCTTCTTGTTGGGGTAGAGCTCAGGCGTCACCCACGCTCGGTACATGTCGACGCCGGACATACCGCTGAACTGGCCGTCGAAGATGTTCACGCGGCAGCCCCTGACCCTGCGCAAGACGGGATCAGATGATCCCTGAACCGTCCCGAGCTGATCGGCACTATGTGGTGGCACACCGGGCACGCCCGGTGATGCTTCGGAGCACTGGAGGTCACCTGCTCGGCGGTAGCCAGGCCGAACAGCTCCCGGTACGTCAGACCGTCCTCGCCGGCTGACTTCCACCCGTCGTCAGCGAGACGAGTAGCCATCTCCCCGACAGGGTCACCCGGGCCGTTGTGCGACCGGATCGAGTCCGGGAACACCTTGGACCGCGAGCCGGGACCGTCGTGGTCATCGGTCTGCTTGATGACCTTGTGGACCTCTTCGAGCACCGCGCGGTGAGCGTTCTTCAGCCGGTCCTTGGCGGCCTGGTCCCGCAGAACCACCCCGTCGATGTACCGAACCTTGAGCGCTTCCGCGTACGGCGGGTGGCGATCCACGAGCTGGGATACAGCCTGAGGAATCACCTCCATCAGGTACACGTTGTCCGATCGGCCTTTGAGCGCGTCTTTGATCGACTCCGACGAGTAGTCCCAGTCACCCCGGGCTAGGTCGTCCGCGAACGCGGACTCGCTCAGGATCTGATACGCGTGACGGCGCAGGAACGAGATAGCCTCGCCCTCCGACGGCTGCGTAGCCGCGGTCATCCGCGACGACTTCTCCAGAACAGCGACCCACAGGTCCCCGGTCAGGTCTTCCAGCTGATCGGCTGTCAGAGACCACTCCACCCCCGCGGACTTCGCACCTCGTCTGAGGCGCTTGTCCAAGAGAGAGTCATCCATTCACCGGCTCCAGACTGCGCTTGGCGTAGGTCTCCTCGACCAGAACCTCGATCAGCTCGACCCGGGGAATCTCCCGGGACCGGGCCTCGAAGTGCAGGTACGGCAGAACGTTCCCGTTACGTGTCAAGGCCACTACAGCCTCCAGGTCTCTCCGTCGACCGTGAACTTCCCCTGCGAGATCGGGACAGCCTCGGCTTTGACGTGCTTGCCGTCGACGGTGAGGATTCCGAATCCCTGCTGCCAGTTCCCCGTCGCCAACTGCAGGTACTTAGCCTGCTTCTGGTCCATCATGTGGCCGACCTCGAACCCGGTAACCGTCTGCACCACGCGGCCTGCGTAGCCGAACGAGTGGTTCACGACCGCGAGTCGATGGGTGTGGCCCATGACGATCGACTTCTGGAACTTCTTCGCCCCGTTGAGCGCGGTCGACCCCGCGATCTGCGAGAGGCTGATCTTCCCCATGTGTCCGTGGGTCGAGATCCATCCCGGAGCGATGTCGTAGAAGTCGGGCAGCAACTCGATCCCGAAGCTGTCGAAGTCCAGCATGTTCTGGAAGTGGAAGGCCTCTTCCATCTCGCCCAGAGCCGGTGCGTACCGGGCCAGGTACTGCCGCGGCCTGAGGTCGTGGTTGCCCTCGTGCATCAGGAAAGGGCCGTCGTAGACGTCGCGGATTTCCTGCAGGAACTTCTTGCCGATCTCGTTGTGCTTCTGCAGCTGCGGCAGGAACTCCTCGGCCGAGCCCTTCGACCACCGAGCGGGGCTGGGGTAGTCCATGTAATCGCCGATTCCCAGCAGGACATCCGGCTGAGTGTCGGCGACGAACTGGATGAACCCTCGCAGGGCCTTGATGTCGGAGTAAGGCAGCTGCACATCGGGCAGCACGGCGATGCGCTTTGTCATTTGGTTCCCTTCTCTGCGAGGAGGGTTAGCTCCGCGCGTACTGATCGGTAGACGTCGTCCAACGCGTTTATCGCGTTGGTGACAGATGTGTAGGTGACGGTGTCGAGGTCGATGTACAGATGCATGCCGCTCTGAGGGGTTTCGACCTCGCGGTAGATCTCGTGGTAGTCGCTCACTCGAACGACCTCGGTGAAGGGGGCGTAGAGGTTCCGGTCCCCGACGGGTACGTAAGACTCTTCCCACTCCGACGGGTCGTAGTTGAGCAGGAACTCCCAGGAGCCCCCCTGCCCTCGTCGGTAGGTGTCGCCGTCCTTGTCGGTTACGACGACGCCCTCGGGAACCGAAGTCCAGCTGCGCCACACCCGAGGTTCTGGCTTCTCGTCCTCGTCCAGGTCGATCGCGATGTCGTTGAGCGCATCCACCCAAGACAGCGAGTCGTGCTCTTCGTTACGAATCAAGTCGTCGGGCAGCGGAAGATCGAACAGAGCGAGCTGACCGTCCTCCTCTACCGGCTCCTCGTAGATCCGCTCGGCGCAGCCGGCGTAACCCGCGATGTCGGTGTAAGAGTCCCGGTGGTACCCCGTACCTTTCACCCGTGCCACCTTGACCAGGATCATCAGGTTCGCGACGTCCAGGTCAGTGATCGGGCGCTCCAGGTACGCGGAGAACAACGCGGAGATGTCGGCGAAGTTCTCCCGGGGGTGCCCGTAGTTCTTGTTGCGAGGTCCGTGGATCAGGCGCTGCGCCTCTTCCAGGATGCTTTCTGTCATATCCCTACCTTGTCTTTCAGTGCTTGTACTCCCTGGCTGAGCACCAGGTCGTTGACATCCGAGCCATCGGGCATCGGGATGATCTTGGCGTTGGGCAACTGCCCCGCCACCGTCTCGGCGAACTGCATCCCCGCGTCGTCACCGTCCGCGAGGATCAGCACCTCCCGGTAACCGAGGAACGGCTCGCGGAAGTGCTCTTTCCACGCCTGCGCTCCGGGGACCCCGACCGTGGGGAACCCCGCGACAGACGCCGCAATCGTGTCGCAGTTACCCGTGACACTGATGCAGCCGCCCATCCTCACGAGGAATGCGGTGGATGGTACGGACACGCAGTAGACGAGGTCGTCGTGATCCACCTCTCGGTAATTCTTCAAGGATTGCCAGCTGGTATCGATCTTGTTATGCAGGATCGATACCTTGAACCACTCCCCGTACTGATTGCTCCGGGGCAGGATCGTGCTGACCATCCCGGAGGTGTGTGCCATGGTCTGAACCCACTGAGCGTTACCTAGGTACTTCGAGGAGTACTCGGACTGGGACCGGTTCGGTACTCGGTTACCGTCCCACTCAATGAGCTCGGCAAGGATCATCCGGCGCTGCTCCGCAGTGGCCAGAGACAGCCACTCCTCAGGAAGCGCTCGCCCGAACCTGCCCTTCTCGGCCGAGAAGCAGATAGACGTGTAGCCCTTAGATACCTGATTGTCCGACGCTTGTATGCCGGTGTCGGCCAATAGCTTCCGTAGCCTGTCGATCTTGCGCTGCTTCTTCAGCCCGAAAACGAAATAGTCCCTCGAACTTCTTCGTCTACCCGGGCCTCCTGATGGCCTCACCGCCGCATCCGCGCTGACCGCGATCCTCAGTCGAATCTCGCTGTCCGTCAAAGGTATGCCTGGGCCGTCCATCACACCGGCTCTAGGGATTCGGGCCGTCCCATGCCCCTCCTGAGCGGCCACGAACCGGTGCGGATCTCTACGGCCTCCGAACGCAGGGACCCTGTGCCCGGGAGTGCTGAGGTGGTAGTAGCGCTGCCGGTTCTCCCTCTCGATCAGTGGACCGGTGTAGTGCTTCTTGACGAATGCGATGGGTCGAACGAACCTTAGGGTTCCGTCGAATTCGTACTGAGCAACCTCTGTGCCCGGACGATACCGGTCGAACCTGACCCATCCTTCCGGGGTCAGAACCTCGGCGTCCCCTCGCAGACACTCTCCCTCGGCGATAGCTACCGTGTGGCTGGGCTCCAGTAGCGCGAGCGTGTTGTACAGCCGCGGCCTGTCCCCTGCCTGGGTCATGTACTTGGGTTTACCCTCGACGTCGTCAAGACGTCGGAACCGGATGGAGACCACCTGCCACTTCTCATCCGGTGCCCAGCGCAGGTAAGGAATCGCCAAGCAGCCCTTATACATTTCGTGCCCGCGCACGGGGTCCGCCACGTACCCCAGACGGAACTTCTCGTTTATTAGGGGGTTGCTCGGCGGTAGCCCGCGAGAAGCGAGGTACTCCTCTGCGGGGGACCCCGGCATCGCGTCGTAGTACTTCACTGATGCCGCCAGGAGCGAGTCCTTCTGCGATTGCGGTTGCTGATTGATAATCCACCTCCTCGTTCCGCATGATGAGGCTGACGGCGCTACCCCTTGCGGGGCACGCCATGCAGCGAAAAGCGTTGTGTTTGTAGGAGACAGCGGCAGACGGCCGCGTATCTCCGTGCCACGGGCATAGGCACGGGACCCAATCCCTCCCGGTGGGCTCCGGCGGTAGCCAGTCTGGGTGATACCTCTCGATGACCTTCGCGATCAGCGTTTGTGAAGGTTCCACCGGACGACCTCGTACACTTCGATGCCCTCGTGGTACGGGAACTGCTGCTTGAACGCGTCGTCTAGGAACTCGTAGACGTCTTCTGTGTCGGTGGTCGGGTCGACCTTGACGAACGCCTCGATCTTCATCCAGCTCACTTGCCCCACCTCCGAGCCAGCCGGTCGATGTTCTCCTCCGAGACGTGCCCAGCCAGACCCGGGACCTGTCGATCGACCGGGGCGTCGACGTAGGTCTGGTAGGTGACTTTTTCACCCGTGACCGGGTGAATGACCGTGTCCTTCGGGCCCTTCTTGGGCTGGGTCTCGGTACGGGTCACCGTACGGTTGGCAAGCAACTCGCTGAGGATCTGCTGGCGCAGCAGGTTCGGTCGAGCGGTAGGGATAGCGGTCATTTCTTCTTCCTTCCGGTTGTGGGCCTCTGCCCGTTACGATTCAAGTTCGGGACCTCGATAGGAGCGATCCGTTTCCCGATCACCGCGAACGCGGGCGGGTTCTCCAGGTAGTCGATCCCTCGCTGGAGAGCTTCGGGGTCGTCACCGAGGTGACCGAGTACGTTGCGGTTACAGGGCGTATCCAGCAGCCCGCGAACGTGCCCTGTTCGGTGGTCGTGGTCGACGGCCAGCTTCTTCCGCAGGCCCCGTCCTTTGCGGCAGATGTAGCACCTGCCACCTTGAGCCTCGTATATCTGCCAATACTCATCGGCGGTGATGTCGTAGAGCTCCAGAAGACGCTTCTCCCACGCCGTATCCTTTCGGACGGTTCGCTTTTCGCGATGGTGGGTAGCGCATCGAGGCCCCGGGTGAGGGGCGGCTCGTCGGGTTGTGATCCCGGCCGCTGCGCAGTCGACGCAGCGCCGGGGCTTAGGCTTAGCCGCCGCCATCCAGCCACCCGACCAGCCACAGCCCTGCGCCCCACGCGATGATCGAGTACGCGATCAGCTGCTCGATGCTCACGCCTCGCTCCACGTCCGCCGATGTCGGCGCTGAACCGCGATCATGATCTTCTGCGCGTCGCCGCTCATGGCTCCTCCTCGAATGATTCGCAACCACACGCTTCACAAGTTCCGATGTCCGAGTGATGCGATGACGGGTGTCGGCATGTGGTGCAAGGTGTGGCGGCGTAAGCGGCGATTGCTTCGGCGCGGGTTACCGGGTCGCTCACGCTTCCTCCCCTGTAGCCACAACCGCAGCAGCAGCGTTCTTCACCCCCGCGATCAGCGCGCGGAGCTTGTCCACGCGGAAGTCGTCCCACCACTTGTCACCGTCGGAGACGTGGACTACCGGGGCGGACTGGAACCCTTTCGACTTCACCAGCGCGAGCGCCTCAGGGTCCTTGTCCAGCCGGACCTCGCGGTACTCCACACCGTGTTTGTCCAGCATCTTCGTGGTCAGCCGGCACTTGAAGCAGTCCTTGGACGAGTACACGGTGATTCTCTGGTTACGAATCAAGTTATCGGGCATCAAAAATCCTTAATCTCCATCTTCGAGCCGTCGAACTTCAGCTCGGCGTACAGCCGGCCCGAAGGGTCAGCTCTTCCTGACCTATTCTTAACGACGCTTACACGCAGGGTGTCCCCTCCAAAGGTTGAGGGCACCCTATGTAAGGTCGCCACAAGCTCTGGAACCCTCCCAATCTGCCCCTTGATCCCCGACAGCGGGATCGGCTTGTCACCGGAGTTGTTGTCAGCGGTGACGTGGTGCAGACCGATGATGCACGCACCGGTCTCCCGGGCTTTCTCGTGCAGCCAGTCCATCAGGACTTCCAGACCACCGAACGGGTCCTCGTCGTTCGCGGCTACTCCGGTGATGACGTTCGTGATGTTGTCGATCACGATCAGCTGTGGGTAGTTCCCGAACGTCTCCTCGTACGCGGCCAGCGAGGTCTCGATGACCTTGAGCGTCGGCTGCGCCGAGTAGTTCAGCCGGATAGGGATACCGTGCGGGTTCCCCGGGGCCGCGTTCCACGTCAGCACCTGCGGAGGCAGCTGACCTTCGCGTACCGCCCGAGCGGACTCAGCCAGCGGCATCCCGAGCTCCATCGAGAGGATGCGAGTCGACTGCGTGAACGCGTCCGAGTCAGCCGAGAGGTAGTACGTCGGGATACGGCCTTTGAGCGCCAGGGCGAGCGTGAACGCCGACTTAGCCCCTCCGGGCGCTGCCGCGATCAGCGCCAGCTGCCCTCGCAGGAAGTTGATGCCCTGCTTGGTCAGCGACCGGAACGGTACAGGCAGAGGGTCACCGGCGTTCCCTTTCTGCTCGATCGACTGCATGATCGACAGCATCAGCCCTCCCTGAGGGCTTTGACGATCTCCCGCATCTGGTGCTCAGCTTGCTGCCCGAACTCAACGCTGGCGTTGCACGTACAGCCGTCGACTCCCCAGGAGTACTCGGCAGGCTGGTGCTCCTCCAGTACCCGTAGAGCCGTGATGTACTGAAACGCGGTCAGATCCTTCACTCCTCTCCCTCCGTCGTGTCTTCAACAGCGATAACCCGGGCGATCCCGGCGCTTATCCCGAACACCAGCGCGCCGGCTAGGGACAACCCTCCGAGCGCGGCCATAGCCATCCTGTTCACTTCGTACCTCTCGCTATGAACCCGTTGTAGATCGTGCGGCCTTCCTCTTTGGCCTTGACTTCTTCAGCCCAGACTTTGTCGGTAGCTTTGATCAGCGCCGACTCGGTCGTACCTAGGAACTTCACCAGCGGAGGACCGAGAAGACCCCGGCGAGCAGCGCGCAGCACCCCGCCGAGCTCGTGAACCGCTCGCTTGTCTTCCAGCTCGACGTCCAACAGGTTCCCCGGGCCTGGCCGTTTGGTCACGGTCGCTTTCAGCGCCGGGTCAGCAAGAGTCCATCGTTCGGCCAAGACTCAGCCCTTCCTGTGATACCGAGCAGCGGATGCGACGCTGAACAACGGCGTCGGCTTACCCCACTTCGGCGAGTAGTCCCCGACCGCGGCGAGCCCCTGCTTGCGCCAGCGCCGGACTGTGTCCGTATCGACCCCGAACAGCTCGGTCAGCTGCTCCTCGGTCGCTAGTGATGGATTGCTCATCGTTACCTCTCGTTACGAATCAAGTTTCAGGCCATAGAGTATTCACAGCTCAACGCCACGTCGCACCTCGCGCAGCTAGCGCCAGGCTTAGGCGTGAAGTCCCCGGCTTCCAGCTTCCGCTCCATCTCGTGGAACCGGGCTGAGACCTTCTCCCGCGTCCAGTCCGTCAGGTCGTACGGATACGTCGGCTTACCGGTCTTCGCCATGAAGTACACGCCGCGCGTGATCTCGACGCCGTACAGCTGTTTCAACGCCAGCGCGTACACCGCGAGCTGAAAGTCATCCCCGGGCTTGAGCCCGGTCTTCCAGTCGACCACCAGCACCTCACCGTCGAGCACGAGCACCGCGTCGATGTAGCCGCGGATCTCTATCCCATCGAGCTCGAACTCGATCGCGAGCTCTATCCCCGGGGTACCGTCCGGTGTGTGCCACACCTCTAGGCTCGGGTGGTTGTCGATCCAGTCCAGGGTCTTGTCCACCTGCTGCAGCCCGATACCCCAGCGACGTTCGATGTCGTCCGCGCCGCGGTACGGCCCGGAGGAGAACCACCAGCCGAGGTTAGGGGTCTCCTCGGTAGCTTCGTTGATCCCGTCGGCGTACTCGGCCTTGAAGATCTCATAGCACTCTTCGCGCGTCAGCGGTGAGCCGGCGAGCTTCGAGAGCATGTATTTCTCAGCCACCGCGTGGACCCCGGTACCCTGCTGCAGCCAGGCCGCTGGGCGTCTCCACACGCGCTCATGCCTGGCCAATTTCCAGCTGAACGGGCATTTGTCGAACTGCGACAGCTGCGAGACCGACCGGGGCTTCTTCTCGTACTGGTAGTTACGAGTCAAGTTGTCAGCCATGAGAAACACCGTCGCAGATGCACGCGTTGAAAATGCCTACGCTCGGGATCTCGAATACGTGGCAGACGCCATCGTCGGTGTGCTCGTTGGTCGGGTGGTCACAGACCAGGCAGTAGTACTCGTCGTTCATCACGTCTCCAGATCTAGGTTCGGGCAGTAGTACTCGTGGACCAGGTCCACCAGCTGAACTGCCTGGGCTCGCGAAACCTTAGGGCTCCCGCCCTGCTGCATCATCCCGGCGAGGGCGTTACGGCCGAATCCGAACTGGATCGCCTCACACGTGGCCTCTCCGAGCTTCGGGGAGTTCGCATCGACCAGGTCTACGCCCAGCGCCTCCTCAGCCGCCGCGGTGAATGCGTCGTCCAGCGTGTCGGCGTGAGCCGGCGCGGCCAGGAACAACCCGGCCGCAACCAGCGGTACCAGCAGAAGCTTCCTCATGATGCTGCCTCCTCTTTAGGTTTGCGGGTCGCGTTGCAGCGACGCTGTTTGGCCAGGCCCAGCTCCACGAGCAACGGGCACGGGTTGAAGTCCGCGGGCTGATATTCGCGGCGGAGAATATACTTCATGAATTCCCCGATTTCGCCCATGATGTATTTGTCGCCGTGACGCTCTTCGCGCTCGACTGCATCAGGCTCGCAATACCTGTCGATGAATTCTTTCACTTCCCGGTAAAGGTAGCTGTCGTCGGTTAGCCACGTAGAACGGTAAACGTGGAGGCCGCGAATACCGGGGACCAGATCGAGTGTATTAGCGCGGATATACGCGTCTTTAACCACGTTCAGAGTAGGGACGATTGTCTTACCGATAACTCGGGAAGTGATCTCGAACATGCGGTGCAAACCATTCTTCTAAGAAAAGGGGCGGGTGGTTATCAGGGCTCCACGCTCGGGAAACGCCAGATGTGATGACGTCCGATCTCGGACAGAGTTGTGTATTCGTTGACTCTGATGAGTAGGTCTTCGTCGGATTCCTGGCGCTCCCTGTATGCCCAACCCCCGCGTTTGCTGACGCCGGGTATAGGCGGGATGTTCGGATCAAACTCGACAACCCAATTGTTCTCACGAAGCATCCGGTAAAACGACCGGAGACGCTTCAGCTTGTATTCTTTCATACCTTTGCCGCGTGTGGCGATGTATTCGCCATGATCCCTCAGTCGTTTATGCGGCGTGCACTGAGAAAGAGGCTCGGGCACCTTGAACGGGTATTCGCGACGGATAACCTGCCGGGCGGTCAATTTGCCTCCGTACGTGTGAACGTGCCATGAAACAGCCTGCGGTGTCACACCGTACATCCGGGCGATATCTGCCTCAGTCTCCCCCGTAGCTTTCAGAGCCTCAATCACTTCTAGTGAGAGGCGGGGGAGCTGTTCTCTGGTGGTTCTCATCGGTCCTCCTTGTATTACAGACCAACGTATCTCGCATCTTGTTACAACGCAAGGCACAACCCCCTCGATACTTGACAGTGCGACGTAGTTTTCTGGTGTCCCAGATCTGGGACTCTTCCCCCGTGGGAGAAAGTAGACCACTTGATCTAGTCCGGCGCAAGTGTCAAACGTCACTAAGTTCGTAGCTGAACCGGCATCGTCACAACCGATACCGGCGTTACAGCTACCAGACCACGACTCGATCCGCAGCGGATCCGCTGGTCAGCAGTACCACCGTTTCCGGCAGTAGCGACTCTTCTTGTCTTTCCCGCGGTCTTTGCCCTGGCCGGCTGAGTCGTGTTTGCTCTCGGATTTCTTCTCCGGATCGCACGTCGGCGGGTCACCGTGGGCCACGTGCCAGTCAGAATCGGCCTTGAGACCGCCGTGCTCCAGCTGGTGAGACACCGACCGATGCTCGCACCCGGAGAACCCGTCAGCGCGTGCTGACGGGGCTACCAGGACCGCTGCGAGCATCACAGCGCCGACGACGAACCAGACGACGAAGGCCAGGCGCTTAGTCACACCTGCCTCACTCTCTTTAGTCCGACTGTTCCCGCTAGGTTCTCTCGGACGAACGCCCACGACTCAGTGCGTACCCACGACGCGGTGAACAACCCTTCAGCGTGGACGGTGGCGTGGTGCTTGCAGAACAGCAGCTCGAACTGGCCGTTCTCCCAGCGCTCCATAGCCGCTGCAGAGCACGCGTCGCAACGATCGGTGAGCCGCAGCTCCCCGGGAGGCGTTGCGCCATCCTCCCGGGGAGGCGAAACCTGGTCTGGAGTGGTCACGCGTCCACGTCCTCTCGCTCGACGAACTCGACGTACACCTTCGCTGTCTCCAGATCGGTGTTCAGGATCTTGAACCAGAACGGGTTATCACCCCGCTCGAACTGGTACAGGTCGTACGACCCGTTGGTCTTCGCGACCAGCTGCCAGTTGTCCGAGTGGTGCATCGCCCCGTACTCGGTCTCGAACCACTCCCCGCTCACAGCCCCACCGCTTTCGTGATCAGGAACATCAGCGCAGCCCCAGCGACGATCGCACCGACCGACAACGCCAGCTCGATGCTCAGCGGTAGGCCCGGGTTACTCCGTCGGTACAGCTTGCGAAGCTCGGCCGGCGAGTACGACGCCGCGATGATCTGGTTGAACGCTCTGAGTTCTGTCTCGTTCATCAGGAACCCACTTTCGCCAGGATTACCAGCGCGTCTGCCAGTCCGCTGGCCCGTGCCCCGCCGACTAGGCAGCTCTTCTCGTCGCCGCGGGCCGCGGCCTCTTCGCAGAAGAGGAGCCACTTCACGCGCTCGTCGTTGATCAGGTCTATTGCATCGCTCAAGGTCATCGGGTCTCTCCTCGCAACGCGAGCTCGGTAGCAGCGGCGGCAGCCGCGTCACGGCTCACCGAGGTGACCATGCGCTGAAGCTCCGGGGTCGAGAGCGTGGCGAACCACGCGTGTGTGCTGGTCATGACGTTCCTCTCGTTACGTGTCAAGCCGCGATGCGGCGGATAGTGGTCTTGGATGTGTCGATCAGATGGCGTCTGCCTCGCTCGTCGACGACCGTGAGCACGGTGCCCGCGGTGAACAGCACCCGGGCTGTCCAGCCGGCGGGTCCGCGCGATGCGATGTGGATGGTCATGTCATCCCCTTCTGGTTACGAATCAAGTCAGCGTGAGCAGCCGTGAATCGAACACGGTCAGCGCGGTGATGTCGGCTGAGCGAACCTGCCTGCTCGTGCCAGCTCGTCGTAGCCACGTGCTTCGGCTCAGAGCTGGACTTCAAAGTATGTTGTGGGCCGGGGCTCCGCATTACACGGGATTTGCATCAGGGTCAACGCGCGGTCTGGGCTCGCCTGAATCTTGCTGGCCTTTGTTTTGTTGTTGAGACCACTCTAACCCGAGGTTTGGTTACGAGTCAAGTGGGTATCCAAAAGAATTTCACGCGGCATTTTGCCGGCGCAGATAATCCATCAGGTGCTCCCCGATGAACCGGGTGTACGCCGGCGGAATAGCCTCCGCGATCTCTTTCCGGACATCTGTCCAGTCCATGCCCATAGCCTGCTGCCACTGGGACACCGTGCCCTTGCCGCCTCCGTCGCCGTACACCGCGAAGTACGGGCCGTCGTACCACTTCCCGTGTCGATACCCGGCCACCCTGCCGCGGTGAGGTACGTGCGCGGGCTGCGGGATCAGCGTGTCCAGCTCGAAGTACCGGTGGCGGATCACGCCGAGACCGAACATCTCGCCGCACAGCACGAGGTCACGACGAACCTCTGACCCCTGCACGTTCTCGATCACGGTCGGGGCGTCGAACCGTGCCAGCATCCGCCGCGTCTGCGGGATCAGGTTCGGGTACGCGTCCCCGTGCGTCCGCTTGTTCGTCCCTTTCGTCAACGCGGTCTGCGACTGGCACGGAGGCGACGCGTGGATCACGTCGAACTCATCGCCGTGCAGGTCCAAGAACTCGAGCGCGTCCCCTTGGTGGAACTCGTCGCCGGCGTAGTTCGGTTGCGGGTTGATGTCGACGCCGATCACGTGGAAACCCGCGAGCTGGTACCCACGTCCCGCGCCACCAGCGCCGCAGAACAGATCCAAAAGCATCGGCTTGGTCATAACTACTCCATCTGTTACATGTCAAGGCTGTGGTCAAAAGTGAAAGCCCCCGACCCGAAGGCCGAGGGGCTTGGTAGCCGGGACTACCGGGCGGCTGCCCGCCGGATGCCCCAGCGGATCGCGTCCGAGGCGGACATGATCATCCCGGAGTTCAGGCGGACCATGTCGCCGCCCCAAGCGTCGACGCGGACGCCGGCCTCGCGACCGAGGGCGATGGCCTGCTTCACGGTGCTGTTCATTTCGGGACTCCTTTCTGTCCGCCGGCCCTTCCGGGGGACTGTGAACTCGGTAACCGAGGGCTTACCTCGGACTCGGTGGGTGCCGGGGATTACCCGGCTCTCGGGCTTCGGGGGACCTCCCCGATCGGGATGACTCAATCATAAGCGCATCGCCGGTTACGAGTCAAGTGGTTCGTCGAAGAATTTCTGCCGAGTTTCAGATGCGGCTCAGATCACCATCCCGAGAGACTTCGCGAACGGGATGCATCGGCGGCACACAGGGCGACGTTCCGGCCCGTTCTTGGCGACTGTTACCGACTTACGCCGGCACCCGCCCATGTCGCACTCGCCGCGGTACCGGACGCACTCAGCGCAGTCCGAGACCCGGACTCCGTGGATGCACTCGGAGTTGGCGGTCTCGCGGTTCTCGCGTCGGAACTCGGCGGGGGTGGTGTGGATGGTGCGCATCAGCGTCTCCTCAATCAGTCGTTATATGTCAAGGTCGGGCGACGACCGCGTAGCCCGCGATCACCGCGAGCACCACCGGGATGAAGCTGATGATGATGAGTGCTGCGGTCATGACTCTAGTATGCACCATCCGTCGTTACGAGTCAAGTCCTCGACCCCAAAACAAAAACCCGGCCGAAGCCGGGTCTCTGGTGCGGCCGCCTGTCAAGCCGCTGACACGTGGTCATCCGCCACGTCTTTAGCCGCGTGCTCCGCGGCGTACCGACGAGACGCCCATCCGCACGAGCACTTGGCCAAGTACGGGTACCCGTGGTTGCTAGGTGTCCACACCACCTCCGTCTCGTGGACGGCCGGCTGCGGAACCGGGGCCTTGAACATCTCGAACGAGCCGAGGTACGACACGACATCGGCAACCGAGGCCGAGGTCTGCGGCTTGATCGGTCGGTGGCTGCTGATCATCGGGTCTTCCCCTTCCCGTCGAGGGCGTTTCCCTCGAACAACCATGACTTTACTCGTAACCGGGTTATGAGTCAAGGGTGGATTTCGAATCCCCTCGCCTCATTTTTCGATGATCAGAATCGGTCGCTGAGCGCTGCGTCGGACGCTGTAACCGCGTCCCGCCAACGCCTCGCGCACCCGGTCGATCAGATTCTCGGTTTCAGCAGGGGTGCGTCCGTTGACTGTGATCTGAGCGCCGTCAACGTGGCGGTGGACGAACACACCGTAGGTATCCCAGCCGACGGATGAGGTGTACAGCCCCGACGAATTCAAGGTGCGGCTGACCGCGGTGGCGTTGGTCCTCACTTCTTCATCTCCTTCAGGTTCGAGTCGCACTTAGCGCAAGTGCGCCACAAGCGAGCGTCGGTACCGGCCTCGGAGTTGGACCATCGAGCACCCATGCGGGCGTTCTGTCCGCAGAGGGTGACCTGCTCGTCCACGGTGTAGTGCTTGACCGGGCTGTTCGGCTTGCGGAAGTTCTTGATGACCATGTATCAAGTATGAACCCGTTGGGCGTTACGTGTCAAGTGGGTATCCAAAAGAATTTCCGGACTAGTTCAGGCGAGCCAACGCCGCACCTTCTTGAACCGGTCTCTCCCTTCCCCCAAGTCAGGTCTCGGGTGTAACCCGCGGTCCACGAGTGGTGGCCGCGGATGAAGTGGGTTCGGGCAGGGCCTGCATGAAGCACAGTCACCGGCTCCCCGTTGTGGTAGACCCGATCCCCAGGAGCGATGCGGGGCTTCTGACTCTCGGGGGCAGGCCCGGACCACGTGCCGTGGTACAGCAGGCTGATGATGTCATCGATCATCGTTTCTCCTCGTTCCGAATAGTCGCCCGCGCAATGATTCGACGTGCGGCCGCTTCAAGCTGTACATACGGTTCATACTGTTCCGGGGGATAGGTCTCGTGGATATCCCATGACAGCCCATCTTCTGTGATGTACCGCCAATCACCGCCCCGTGTGGCAACCCACACGGTGCCTTCACGGTCGACGACCATATCGTCTTCTGTCGAAACCTCGCACCATTTCATGGTCACTTGCCCCTTCCTAACTAGCGTGGTCATGGCTCAAGTATGAACCCGTCGCCCGTTACGTGTCAAGGGTCAATTTCGAGATTCTTCCGGTTACGTATCAAGCCAGGTCAGCCCATGAAAAACCCCCGGCCCGAAGGCCAGGGGCTCGATCAGCTGGGTCGATCAGCGCAGGCTGTCGATGAGGATGCAGCCGACCTTGTCGGGGCCGAACTCGGGGCTGAACCCGAGCACCTCATCCTCCTCGCAGGGGAACGAGGATTGATCGAACGAGATCGGATCGGCCGAAGCGATCCACGTCGGAGTCGCGATGATCGCGGGAGCTGCGATGAGGAAGAAGCCGGCTGCGATGCGCTTGGTGATGGACATGACGTTCCTTTCGTCGGTGTGTTCCGTGTAAAGGCAACGCTACGCCACCACCGTGGTTACGTGTCAAGCCCGAGTTCTGCACACGGGGGTGCCGCATATACAGGGGTGCTGTGCACAGGGGCCTGGGTGTGGGTAGCAGGGGGCTAGGGCACAGGGGGTAGGCGTGGGTGCGGGGCACGCCGGCTGGGGTGCGCAGACTCGCAGCGCACAGGGGGTTGCGCTGCCGGGTGGGTGTGTGGTAGACTGGGCGTACTCCGGCAGACGGGGTCACAGGGGACGCGCGGCGCGCGGGCCCCTAGGGGGGCACCCCTACCCCCCGCGCGTTTGACCGGATGGTAA